TAACTAGGACAAAAAAATGGCAAGTAATATTGACCCAAATGACATCGACGGCAGCTACCCAGTTGCTGGACAAGACAACAACAGTCAAGGTTTTCGTGATAACTTCACCAACATCAAGACAAATTTTACCTATGCAGGTAATGAAATCACTGACTTACAGAACAAAGTAGTGCTCAAAGCAGCGTTGACCGGATCTAGTCTGGACAACAACATGAATGATGCGCTGCTGTATGCTGCCAAGATACAAGACTTCAGTGCAACCAAGATAAGCGTAGCTGAAACTTCAGGGTCAATCACAGTTAACTATTCTTCAGGACACTATCAAGCTATCACAACATCAGGTAGTATCAGCGTAAGTTTTAGCAATTTCCCGCCCACTGGTTCATATGGTTATATCAAGCTACAACTAAACATCACCAATACCGCACACACATTCACAGTATCTGCCGGCAGCTCATTGTTGGGCACTGCTGGTATACAAGGCTACAGTGCTGTAAGCGGTGCCAGCGGTACAATAACATTTGGCTCAACTGGTTATTATGAATTTGGATTTGGTACATATGATGGTGGTAGCACTGTTACTATTTTTGACTTGAATCGTGCGCTGACAAACTTCTCTGGTGCTGACTTGAGTATTGATGATATTACTGCTACTGGTAATATTGTTGCCAACACTGCTAGCAAAACTGCATGGTTTAGAACTGTACAGGTTGCCAACACTGTCACATCAACTGGCAACATTACAGGTGGTAACATTCTCAGTGGCGGATTAGTTTCAATTACTGGCAACGTCACAGGTGGTAACTTGGTCACTGCTGGATTAGTTACAGCAACTGGCAACGTCACAGGTGGCAACATTGTGGGTCTTGTACGCCCTACTGGTGGTAATGCTGCTGTGGCACCATTGCAATTTACCAGCGGAACAAATCTTTCAACTCCAGCCGCAGGCGCACTTGAATACGATGGCGTAGTACTTTACGGTACCCCACAAGCACAACAACGTGGTGTGTTAAATTCATCACATTTTATATGCTTAGTAAACAACTACACAGCCAACGACAGTTCTTCTGCACAAAAAGTATTCAACTCTCCAACCAATGGTACTGTGACATTACCGGCTTCAACTTCATATTTCTTTGAGGCTGTGTACTACATCACACGTTCAGTTGGCTCAACTAGTCATACTCTAAGCACATTGTTTGCAGTGAGTTCTGCATTGACCGCATGTTCATATACTGCGGATACCACAAGCACAGCCAGCAACATTCTTGGTACTGTCAGCAGAATTTATGCCACAGGTGCAGGTGCTACAGTAGTCACAGGTGCGTCAACTACCACAAACGAAAACATCACTGTGGTACTCAAAGGCGTTATCCGAACTGGTTCAGCTACTACTCTTATTCCACAAATCCAATACAGCTCGGCCCCTGGCGGTGCTCCAACTATTCTAGCAGGTAGCTACTTCAAATTGACCCCAATTGGTAGCGACACTGTGGCATCGGTTGGTAACTGGAGTTAACCATAATGGTTGACAATGATCTAGGTTCCTGGTATAATAAGGCATGGAACATCCATTAGTAGGAAATCTAGATCATCTTACCGAAGACGAGCTCTCTGCCAAAGTCAACGAGCTTTCGTCCAAACTCACTATTGCAATGCGAACTGGAAATGGCCATTTGTGTAATCAAATACGTATGGCCATGGAAAGTTATCAAACCAAGTACAGAGAAAAACTAGAAGATTCCTACAAAAAGCAAATGGATGGCCGCAACTTTGAAGATAAAATCAATATCAAATGAACGTCCGCTTACAATACGATTGTGACTTCCTGGCTGGAATTTACTACGAAGACCAATTACAAATCAATTCCTATTCAATCAGCATTAACTTGCTAACTGCCAGCAAAGATGCGTTGAACTCAAACATTGCCATGGAACGTTTGAAATACTTTGTTCATGGCGTTTTACAGAACACAGTGTTTATCAATCAAGCCAACATGGAACGTGCCGAAATGCTTGGTATCATGGGCGTGAATATTACCACATTACCTGAAGAACCAGTTGATCAAATCATAGGTATGATGTTATACTACAAACTAAATGCCATAATGGAAGGACGTATGATTGTATCAGGTTTGGATATTTCCAGCACCCTGGGCGACAGTGTTTGGTACATGCACGATGAAGAAGACAGCGCCGGACCTTTTACCAAAGACGGTTGGTGGCACAAGGCATCTATACAACATGAGACATTGGAATCCGAACCCATACCCGACAATGTTGTAAAAGTAATGAGTACAGGCTGGACTGAGATGGGTCTAGATTGGCCTGAAGATAAACCTGCCACAGGAAACACTGTGGTATTTGCTAATTTTCCCAAGAATGAGAGTTGATCAATACGGACAAATTGTCTACAACGAAGAGGACTTGTGTGGCCTTGTAATGCAAGGTCATGACCTTGGCAAATTTGATGGCTTAATTGTTGATGGTAATCTATTAGAGAACGCAGCCACGATAATTGAAAATATACCAAAGTTTATTCAGTACAACAATTTAGCGAACATTAGCGTAGAAGAGTTTGACCATCGTTGCCAAGAAACGTGGCTCATGCCACGGCACTACAAAGAACTAGACATTGCTGAACATGTGTTAAGCCTGTGCAACAGCGACGCAGAGTTACAGCGGTGTGGCCAAGAACTAATGATGTTCCAAGAGCGTGACTTGTTTAACTTGTTACGCTATCTTGTGTTCTTGGTAGACTTGATGCGTGAGAATCGCGTTATCTGGGGTGTAGGTCGTGGCAGCTCGGTAGCCAGCTTTGTGTTATACAAATTAGGTGTTCACAGAATTGACAGCCTGCACTACGAATTAGATCCTGAAGAATTTCTACGTTAAATACTGTTTTAGGAGATTGCTATGACAAGAGAAGTTTACAAATCAGCCATGGGCAAAACTGTTGACATGGGCGCATTGCGTTTGCAAAATGAAAAAACTCGTGCTGTGGGCAACATGAAGGTCAACGCACGTGGAGACTTGCTGGATGATGGCAACAAAGTAATTGCTGCCAAGAACAAACAAGTTACTCAACAGTACAACAAACAAACACGGAAACCCTAATGACCAAAGCAGCCTTTTCACCTCACAAGATACTACGAAATCAACTCCGACCTTTGCGTAATGCTGTGATTGTTTCAGACATGAACTTTGAAGAGCGCCTGAGTTCCGGCGGCATTGTACTGGTCAAAGACAATGGCAAGAGCTCAGGTATTCGCCCACGCTGGGGCAAGGTCTATGCTGTGGGCCCCGAGCAACATGACATCAAAGTGGGCACATGGATCTGTGTAGAACACGGTCGTTGGACACGTGGCTTGGATATTGAAGACGAGAATGGTAAACAAACTCTGCGCCGTGTGGACCCAAAAGACATCATGATGGAATCAGACGAATTGCCAAATGACATGACTTTCTCTGAAGCTATTCATGTTGAAGCCAAACCTAGCTGGATGCAACACAATTGATAAAAAATTGGAACGTAGACAAAGTCATCTCTGACTGTCAAAAAATGTATCAAGGCGCTAATGACCCATATGTGACAGGTTGGAACAATTGGCCTTGCAAACAAGATTTATATCGTGTAAAATTTGCTGTAGACGAAATGCTGAAAAAAACCAGCAAATTTGCCGGCGAAGAAGAATGGTTACTAGAACATAATAAAGAACAAGTTTGGAAGGCTTTAAATGAAGTGCGAAACGTGCAGAAGTGAAATTACTCCAGACTGCGACTGGCGTCAAGGTCGTTGCCCACACAGAAAACCCATGATAGAAATTCAACCTCGAGACACAAGCCAGGGACATTTTTATGTTAGCCTTGCTAAAAGTTTTATTCGCATCACCGCCGGCATCACACTTGTGCTAGCAGGAACAGACCCAACTCTCATGACCACTTGGCTTATGGTCTCGGGTGGCATGTTTATGGTAGCAGAGTTGCTAGGTATTTTAGAGGAATTAGTATGAGTAAAGGATCAAGACCGCGCCCGTTAAGCATTCCTATTGATGAGCTTAACAAAAGATTAGATACCATCTTTGGTGAGAAGCCTAAAAAAGAACGTTGGGTGCCGCCGCCACTACCTGAAGATATGCAAGGTATCAAAAGTTCATTTGAACAGCAATTGGGTATAGACAAACTTCCACCAGGTCGAACATGAACAACTGTAATTGCCGAAAGTGTTTACAAGAACGCGGCGAAATGTTATCATACAGTGTAGGCAGCGCCTTGATGAACATGCCTGGACCCAATAAAGGGTTCTACGGTATGGTAGTGTGCCCTACATGCGGCAACAAACGGTGCCCACATGCAACTGATCACAACAATGCCTGTACTAACTCAAACGAGCCAGGCCAACCAGGAAGTATATACGGATGAAAGAATTATGGGTAGAAAAGTACCGTCCCAACACAGTAGACGGTTATGTGTTTGTAGATGACAGCCAACGCGAACAGGTCACACAGTGGATCAAGGACGGAACTATTCCGCACTTGATGTTGAGTGGTTCAGCAGGCACAGGCAAGACAACTCTTGCCAAACTGCTGATCAACGAACTGGGCGTGGACGAATACGATGTGATGTATGCCAATGGTTCGAAAGAAGCTCGCAAAGTTGAGTGGGTAGACAAGCTGATCTCGTTTTGTCAAACAATGCCTTTTGGTAAGTTCAAGGTTGTGCTGATTGATGAAGCAGACTACATGAATCCAAACTCAGTTCAGCCTGCATTGCGTAACTTAATGGAAGACTATAGCCAAACTGTGCGGTTTATTCTTACCTGCAACTATCCCAACAAGATTATTGCACCTATACACAGTCGTTGTCAAGGCTTTCACATCACAAAAACAGATCATACAGAGTTCACTGCCAGAGTGGCAACTGTGCTAGTGACAGAAGGCGTGGAGTTTGACTTGGATGTGTTGGATACCTATGTCAAAGCCACCTACCCCGACTTGCGCAAGTGTTTAAATCTTGTACAACCTAATTCACAAACCGGCACATTGAATGCGCCCAGCGCATCAGACAAGAGCACACGTGATTGGAAGCTGGATTGTGTAGACTTGTTCAAACATGGACGAGTACGTGAAGCAAGAACTCTACTGTGTCAAAGTGCTACTCCTGAAGAAGCAGACGAAATTTTTCGTTGGATGTACGACAACTTGGAATTGTTTGGCTCGACTCCAGAACAGCAAGACCAAGCCATTGTTATTATTCGCAATGGACTTGTAAATATTCCACTGATTGCAGATCAAGAAATCAACTTGAGCGCGACACTGATTGAATTAAGCCAAATTGCATGATACAAAATTGTCTTACGTCTGCATGGAAATGTCAAGGACAAACAGTCAATAAATGGGGCAAGGATCGAACAGGTCTGATCACATATCAAATTAACAATCAAGGTTTTAGATCTGCAGACGATTATGTTGATAGTCCTAGTTACGCATTTTTTGGCAACAGTTTTATTTTTGGTGTTGGAGTTCCGGTAACTGAAACACTGTCATCTCATTTTGATCTCAGTCAAAACTACGGATTGGCTGGTTGGTATATGAACCACCACAGCGTTACAAATCTAACACAATTTGTAAACAGTGATTTGTTTACTAGCAATACTAGAATAATATTTGGTTGGGCCAAACGCACTGAATCAATAGAACAAATGGTGCAACAAGTTGATCAAATGGTCCCCAATGTTATACACATAAGATTTGACAAAACATATAGTGGTGCAATTACATCAGATCCAGCAGTTGATTTAGGACCAAAAATTGATAATGATGTATCGGGAACACACCCCGGACCTAAAACATATCAACTGTGGGCGAAAAAAATCAAAAGTCTAATAGAAAGAAGCAAGGTATGAGATATTTAATTTTAACTTATTACAAAAAAGCCAATGGGCAAACTGACGAAGCCATGGCAGTGAGTAAGAACTTAAAAACTCGCGACATCCAAATGGCCAATGTTATCTTAGATTTTAAGAAGCTAGAAGTTGTCAAAGCTACCATGGGTGGTGTACAAGTGCCCAAGAACTTTGACACTATTGTTCAGTACTACATGCAACATTACGAAAAAATCATCACAAGATTGTTCAACGAAAACGGTTACGAAGTTGACCTGGAAAAAAATGACAAAGACACAGAAATACAACCCCCAGAGCCTAATCCTAGTTGATTCTGATGGCGTACTGCTTAACTGGGAGTATGCGTTTGCTATTTGGATGGAGGAACATGGCTTCTCCAAAGTTGATGGTGGACAGTTTGTTTACGACATCGGTGAGCGTTACAACATAGACCGACAGCAAAGTAAAAAGCTGATTCGCATGTTCAATGAGTCAGCAGCCATTGGCTTTTTGCCTCCCCTGCGTGATGCTATGTACTATGTAAAACGCCTGCACGAAGAACATGGCTATGTGTTTCACTGCATTACTAGTTTGAGCCGAGATCCCAATGCGCAAAAACTGCGTGAAATGAATTTGAAAAAATTGTTTGGTGACACTGCGTTTGAAGCAGTGATATGTTTGGATACCGGGGCAGACAAAAACGAAGCCTTGGAGCCCTACAGAGATTCAGGATGCTGGTGGGTAGAAGACAAACCGGAAAATGCCGAAGTTGGGTTTAGCATGGGACTTAAAAGTGTTTTGATGGAACATGGACACAACATGGATCATCAGTGCCCGTATCCAGTGGTAAAAAACTGGCGAGAACTCTACACAATTATTGTAGATAATAAGTAAGAAGATGCATGCTGACACACTGAAATTTTACAAATACATTCCCATCAAGAAACCTGTTTATCAAGACAGGTTTTGTTCTTTGCCCTTTACCACTGTGCAAATTGATAACGATGGTGATGTGCATCTGTGCGACTGTCAATTGCACATGCCTTACACCATTGGCAATATTTTTAAAGACTCATTGCAAGATATTTGGCTAAATCATCAGGCTGACTTGGTAAGACAATCTGTAGTTGACGGCGATTTCACTTACTGTAATTGGGACTGTGCCAAGTTATCTGTGTTACCTGGACGACCCAGTGTGTTGCCGGCTGCAAGAAGTTTCCCCAAAGTCATTAAACTTGATCTTGATCTAAGCTGCAATCTCAAGTGTGCCAGCTGTAGGGAAACAGTGATAATTGAAAAGAATTCACAGAAAATACAAAAACAGATAGAACTGTATCAAGAAATCAAACAGCGAGGACTTGATTATCCCAATACCATAATTGAAGTCGTGCCCATGGGCAGTGGTGAAATCTTTGCCAGTCACAGTGCTATCAAGTTCTTGGAATCTTTGGTAGATTATCCTTATCAAAATTTAAAAATAAATGTCACTACCAATGGTACCTTGATAACAAAAAACAAAGAGCTCATTGCCAAGATTCAACATCTTATTGGTTCTTGGAGTATCAGTGTTGATGCTGCCACCGCAGAAACCTACTCACAAGTTCGTGGTGCAGACTGGCACACACTTCAAGCAGGTTTGGATTTTATACACTCAATGGGTCGTCCTATGAATTTGCGATTTGTAGTACAACAAAAAAACTGGCATGAAATAGTGAAGTTTGCGGAACTGGCTGCAAAATACAATGCTTGGGTTTATTACAGTAATTTACTGGACTGGGGTCACTGGACCATTCAGTGGTGGAAAGACAACAATGCCATGCGTCGAGGCACTGAGTCTTATGATGCTGTGTTAGATAGTTTAAAGTTGGTACAAAATTTGTATCAAGATCGAATAAAGTTATCAGCTGACTTGGCCAACAACTTGAAGAAAACAGGACACAATTAAGTGTCCTGTTGAATTTAATTGGCGGGAAATTTACTCAATAATCACCTCCTAATCTGAGTACAATTTCAACACTGATCCAATTATCTTGTGACGCTGCACATCTCTAGCTTCCATGGGGCATACTTCTATGCCACACACTGGATGAGCCTGTAGTCGTTCACACAGGTCAAGGAGGCCGTTTTCACCGCTATGGCGGTCGGCTTGTTCAACATCACCTGTTATGATAATCTTTGAATTTGTCCCTATTCGAGTCATGAGCATCTTTGCCTGTGCTGGTGTTGCATTTTGCATTTCGTCAGCTATAATCCACGAATTTTTAAAAGTTCGGCCGCGCATGAATGCCAGAGGCGCAATCTCCACAACTTGATCTTCTATCATGGCTACAATGTCCTGAGGGCGGTAATATTCCCGCATGACGTCTAGCAAGGGACGGGTCCATGGTTCCATTTTAGCAACTAAGTTGCCAGGGAGGAAACCATGTTGTTCTCCCTCTACTCCCACTGCTGGTCGTGTCATTACAATACGATCACATGCTCCTTCTTTTAGTGCCTTAATTGCAGCCTGCATAGCTAGATAAGTTTTGCCCGTCCCTGCGGGTCCCGCTGTCACTACTATGTGGGCATCAGGATTTTGTAGAGCCAATACCAAGGCTTCTTGATTTCGTGTTCGAGGGATCAAGTCTATGCGGCGTTGTGCCGCCTTAGGTGCCTGTGTAAAGGCTATGGTGTTTTCTACTACCTGATTCATACGTTTTGCTTGTGCTTTTGCAGCGCGATTTCTACTCAAAGTTTCTTTCTCCTTTGTGTCCTATGTTGGACAACAATATTTACGGAGCAAACATTACAGTTATATGGACACTGATTTTGCAGCACAGGTCACTAAATACTGACCTGGAGGAAGTTTCGACAAAACTTCAGCTCTTGGTCTTTGAACTAAATATATGACCATGGACAAAGAGATATTCAAAGACCACACAGACTACTGGCAAGTTGCCGACAACATCCGCGACATTTACATGAGCGAGGGAAGTTTGACCACGCTGTTGGACTTTGAGCGTGTGTTAGACGAAGTAGATATCTACGCATTTAAAAACTGGGAAATTGGCGAGCTAGTTGCTGGTCCCGAAATTGGCAAGTATCGCGTGAGTGCTACATTTATGTGGCCTGAAAAGCTCATGCCCGATCCCCGTGGCGCTAGACGCTTGTTGCCATTTGACTGTAAGGTAGAATATCTCAAAAAAGAAATAAAGATTCCTGTAAAGATCACAGATCCTTCGGACTACATTCCCGGCACCAAAAAGGCCAAGCTAATGACCAAAAAGGTCTGGCTAGTGGAAATTACCATGCCCAAGGCACTGATGAATGATATCCGCACAGGATCAATTGAAATGGAAGACGAGGACATTGACCTCGACGAATTGGATCAAGCATACGAGCAGGATCTAGACAAAGAAGCAAACCAAAGTGATGGAGCCGCTGAAGATGCGCAACAAAACCTCGAACAACCTGAACCCGTTCAACCCGGCGCAGCCCCTGCTGCTTGAGGGTCTACAGTACAAAGATCTTGATGGCTTGATGAAGCCCACTATTCACGTGGATGAATTCTCAGCCAAAATGGGCGATGACGATGACATCATTGTGCTCAGCTTCTTTGTGCGTGATGCACAGGCTGCTAAAGATCTAGTGGGTTGGTTTGAAAAAGGCTATGATTTTATCTTAGACGCTGACCGTAGCCCTGGTGAAATCAAGCCCAGCCGTTATCTAGTGTATGTAGAAATACGCAGACGCAGTGCGGCTCCGGTGCATATTGAAACACTGTTGGATGATCTCTCTACTCTAACAGAATTTGAACCCAGTGACTGGCAAGTACACTACAAAGAAGGCAAGTTTCCCTGGAGCGAAGAAGCATTTGCACAGGCTGTGCCCACTACCCCAGATGCCTACAGAGCCAAATACGACAGCGAACTCAATGAGTGGCGTGTGGCTGCTGGATTAAAAACCAAGCGTATTCACGAAGTTCGTGACGACGTCAAGGCCTTACAAAGCATGGCAGGGCTACGTTAATGAAAATAAATCAGATTCTTGAGTCACGAGACATGTGTACAGTATGCGGGCAAACGCCTTGCAACTGCACACACATAATGGAAAGCATAGGTTCAGTGGGCGATACTATTCGCGCCTTGTATCAACAGATTTACGATCAAGGCGACGATGCCTTGGAGTATTTGAATACTCAAGCCCCGTTGTTTGCACAATACTGGGATCAATACGAAGGTGACATAGAAAGTATCATTGCTGAATTAAGTCCCAAGAATTTGATTAGAATTGCACAGGAACTCAAACAAGTTGCTGGAGCAGAAGGTTTAATGGAATTTGCTCCTGGCAACGGTGATGATCGCGAGCCCAACGAAGAAGAAATTCTTAGACGCTTAGCCGCACAATGGTGGTCAGGCTCAGAACAACAAATGGCCCGGGCCCAACAAACATTGGAAGCCATGGGCTGGGAAATTGGCCCAGACGAATCCGGTGATGATGATGCTGGAGTATATGTGTATCGCATTGGCGACGATGACGGCAGAGATACCATTGCTTTTGGCCACAGTGAATTATCCTTGGATGAAGGTGTGACAGAAGCAGGCTTTACAAAAACTCCAAGCGGCGATTATATAAATCAACACACTGGTGTTCGCTCATCTAAACCTCCTGTGAAGAAAAAACGAGGCGAAAAGACCGGAGCCGAATGGGACGCAATAGAGAAAGCAAAGAAGGATAAAGAGCAAGGTGTGGCGGAAGATACCGATGAGCGCAAGCAAAATGCTCTATGGGCACAGATTACAGCACACGAAAAGGCTGCTAAGAAATCCAAAGACTTAAAGCAACAACACCACTTGAAGATGGCAGACCAATTGCGTAGTCAACTAAAGACAAGTGATAATGAGCAAGGTGTGGCGGAAGCTCCTGGGGCAGAAACTCTTGCCCACAATCAATCAACTGTGGCCAGCAACGAAAAAGCATTCGATCTAGAAGAAGGCAAGCCCAAGGAAAAAGAAGCAGACTACGGTGCCGACTATCAGGACATGGTAGCAAGAGTTAAAAAGTTAGCAGGTCTTGGCCCACTGAAAACTGTTTACGATCCTAACAAGCGTGTGTATCGTAACATGCCCACAGCAGTACAGCCCAAGAAATGAAAATATCTGATATCATCACTGAAAGCACTGACAACTATACAGTGTTTGAAATCAACAGTGAAAACGCCTACAATCATGTCATGGATCGTTTTGGGCATGTGATTGAGTGGTCAGGGGACTACATGGTTGTACCCCGCAGATACTGGCCCGCTATAGAAGCCACAGCGTTTGATGCTGGCGGCGAAGCCCATGAAGTCAATGACGAACAACTAAACGAACTCACATTCATGGGCTTGAGTCAGTGTACCAAGGACTGTTCAGGGCACCGTGCCGGCTATGAATACAGCAAACGTCACGGTGGGGTCAGCACTGCCAGCTGGAGCGACAGCTTCAACAAAGGTGCAGAAATAGCACGAGCTGGCTATTAAAGTCTGGTATAAACAAAGTACAGTCTATCATTGGCATCCTTTTTAAAGGTTTCCAATTTTAAATTATACTTCTGTTCAAACTCTTTTACAACTTCAAAAGTCCAATTAAAGATTTCAACATAGGGTCCAGTTTTGTGTGTAATGCCAGGATTGGCACGTAGATAGAAACGCCCGCCCCGATCCAATAACTCTACACATTTAGCAAAGCGACTTTCAATTTCATCACGGCTATTAAAGTTAATACTTCCTAAAGCAATAATGACATCGTGATTCCCAACATAGTCCAAAATATCCACCATGTAATCAGCGCAATTATTATAAGGGTCAATACCAACAAGGTTATTGATGCGTCCTTTAAAAGGATGGTACCCACAACCAACATCAAGCACACTTCTTGGGCTAAGAGAGTTAATTTCGTCGGCCAGTTGCCAGCCTGTGTAATCATAGTCATTGGTTCGGGGTTTCCAGATTTCAGCAAAGAATCTATGTATGTAACGCTCGCTTAGATCGTGTGTGATGTCGCGCAGTGTTCCCATGTAGTCACAGGGCAAGCTGAGTTCAGCTTCCACAGCGTCTTTGAATTTGCGATAACGTGCTGGAGTCCAAGGCAAGTCCTGCACCACTGTGTCTGCATCTATTGCAATGCCAGCATACTTGGGGAGACTAAAAGAGTCCTTGAGATTTTTTTGCAACAAGTTAAAAATTTTGGTATTCATATAAAAATTTTGATTAGATAAATAAATTTTACAAAGAGAGCAGAAAAATTTGCTGCTTCCTTTGTTTTTAGTTAAGTATATATCCAAGGAGACAGCATGCTTACAGGAAAACAGTTTGTAGAAAAATTGGTTCAAGACAACCAAGCCCTTTTCAAAGCCAGCCAACACAATGTCAAGGCTTACTTTGATTCAAAACCAGCTCAAGAAGAACTGGTAGAACACTTTATTGGTCGCATGGTCAACGAGCGCATGAACATGGTTGAAATCAGCCAAGCCATTGCTCAAATGCCTGCTGATGCTGATCCTGTGGAACTACAGTTGCTTACACAGCAAGCACACGACGAAGCAGTACACTTCCGTCTTGTCAAAGAAGTCATCGAACACATCCAAGGCGCACCTGTTGATGTTTCTGCTGCTATTGCTCGTGAAGCTGCCCAGCCCACAGCAAAAGGTGCAGGTTTGTTGGAGAAGTACGGCGCACAAGATGACGCTGCTGCTCTAGCTGCTTATCAATTGGTTGCAGAAGGCCGTGCTGAAGCTGTTTGGAATCAAATGGCCGAGTGCATTGAAGATGAGTTTGTCTCTGGTGCTTATGCTAAAATTGCCCGGGACGAAGGCTTCCACAGCAAGATTGGTGCCCGCGCACTAGAAAAGCTAGTTGGCTCTGCTGAAGAACAAGCTCGTGTTGAAGCGTTGGTTCAAGCAATGAGAAAAGACTTGTATGAAATTTCATGTAAGAACACCACTGCTGCTGAATCTGGACGTCAACTAGTGGCCGAAGCCTACGGATGGTAATTTGCATATAGGACTCACACAAAGAGTTCTGTATCATAAAGGGAGGGCGTATGATTCAATCGAGCATGGATGGTATCAATACTTAAAGGATCATACGCTGTCTTTTGTGTCAAACAGAACAGATCAGGATTTTGAAACTCTGGCACACACGCTAGATGCATTGATAATAACAGGAGGCGATGACAGTACGTTACGCCGCGCAGTAGAAATAAAACTAGCACGACACATGGTTCAACGCAACAAACCAGTAATTGGCATTTGCCATGGTTGTTTTTTGTTGACAGATATCATGGGCGGGCAAATAGGAGAAGCAATAACACACATGGACACTTGTCACAGTGTTTATTACTTTGGTGAAGAGCGCATGGTAAACAGCCATCACTCACTGCAAATAGTTACACCACACAAACAGGCCACAGTGCTGGCAGTTGATACAGAAGGATATTGTGAATCCTGGATTGACGGCAAAGTGGCAGGGATTGTATGGCATCCAGAACGTATGGAACGTCCTTGGATTCCAGATGAAATAGAAAATTTATTAAAGGAAACAAAATGAAACAACTTTTAGCAACATTATTGATTGCAGTGGGTATGGCTGCACATGCCTGGGAACCCACAAAGCCTGTCACAGTGATGATTGGTAACAGCCCCGGGGCTGGTAACGAAATGGCCTATCGCAAACTGGCCGAAATTGTACAGAAAAAGAATCCCAACTTTGTGTACGTGGTACAAAACATTCCCGGTGCAGATTCGGTTATTGCCAACAATAAGTTTTTGGAAGTTCCCAACGATGGTTACACCATTAACTTGCCCAGTCATATGTCAAGCTATGTTACCAATGATATCTGGGAAAAGAACATAAAGAAATACAATTATGATTCATTTGTTGATGTGCTCACAATGGGAAAATCACCCTTGGTGCTGGTTGCCAGCGTCAAAAGCGGCATCAACACACCGCAGGAGTTTGTGAAGTATATTCAGTCGGGCCGAACTATTAACATTGCTGTAGGTGGCGGCGCACATCGCACTGCTTTTGAATATCTAGTAGAAAAAGGACGCGGCAATAGAGATGCTGTGAAACCAGTGAAATTCAATGGCCCTGCACCTGCTGTACAAAGTGTAGCACAGTGGGATGGTAAGGTAGGGACAGAATTTGGTATCATGCCCATTGCAGTGGCCAAAACATTGGTAGACGCTGGCAAAGTGAAACCCATTGGCTTTACAGGCACAAGAAAAATGGCACAGTTTCCCAACGTTCCATTGTTAAATGGAGTGGCACCGGGAATCAACGTCTACGCAGCCTGGAGTATTCAATTGCCCCCGGGCACTGGTCGAGACATTGTTGAATGGTATCAACGTGAATTTGCCGCAGCAGTACGTTCACAAGAATACCGAGAGTACATGGATGCCAACGTTATTTTCTATGTAGAAGATGAACTAACACCCGCAGGCCTACGTGCTCAAATGAAAGAACTGCGCGATACTTTTATTCCTGTGCTATCTAAAATTGATTTAAGTAAAGAATGAAATATATTTTTGTAGCAGGCGCCCCGGGCTCTAAATGGAGCTCGGTGTGCAAAAACATTTACTACAGTGCCAGCATTGATCGCAGTGATTACAGCGATCGCTGGACTTACTACCATGACGCTTCGGGCCGCCGAGAACTCATGCACTTGGGCGCATACTTTGACCCTGGCATGGAAAGTGACTTGCCCGAGGATTTTGCCAGCCTTGGCAAAGCAGAAATAGAGACTATATTCGATGCGCCATTTACCATTAAAGATACAGAACGAACTAGAATTATCAAAAGTCATATCTTCAGCAACAACATTGATTTCCTACGTGCCACCTGGCCTGATGCACCCATTGTTTTGGTGCATCGTAGTGACGATGCTTGCCTGGGTTGGTGGGTAAAGTGCGGACACTTTGATATCACATACCCGCTGTATCACAGCTATTATCGAGACTTGAAAACCATGGCCAAGATTATCAAGAGTCAAAACAACGGTATTGTCAATGCCACATTGCAGTACCCTGGCAGCACACCCTATGACAATCGTGAGCTGTGTCGATTGTTAAACATAGAAACTCCCCCAGTGGATTATCAGCAGGTTTATGAATACGCAGATGTAAAGGTAACAGTTATATGAAATCCAGTTGGGACTATACAAAACAACACAGCACCTATCATTTTGATAGCACACGAACAGACACACCGGAATCTGTGTTTACACAGCTAGGGCGCATTGAACCCACATGGCAGCAGGATCTGCAGGCCATTGTAGACAACAGTCGCCCTGCTACCTGGGAAACACGTGGCTACAAGGGCGAGGGTGTGCCACCGCCCAGAGAAGATTTGCTGGCAGAAGAATACGATATTTCTCGTGTGGGTGCTGATCCCAAAATGATTATCACACATTTGAACTGGAACATTCCTGCTAGTTTAAAGGCCATTTCTCAGGCATTTGGCCTAGAGGACTGCATGGAACGCATACACGTACAGTGGCCCGGTGAAGTGTGGAATTTGCACATAGACAAACTGCAAAAATGGTGCCCGGAAGATCCCAGCCGTGTGGGTCGTTATTTCATTCAATTAACAGACTGGCAACCTGGGCAGTTCTGGGAATACGGCAACTATCACTGGCGTCAGTGGTCAGCAGGCGATGTCAGCACATTTGACTGGGCCAATATGCCGCACTCAACTGCCAATGCTGGCCATCATCCCAGAGTTACGTTTCAATTAACTGGCATCATTACTGATCAAACTCGGGAATTTTTACGCACACTATGAAAACACTATTGATATTAACAGGCCCGCAAGGGTCAGGCAATCATTTATGGAGCAAGATATTTGCTTTGCATCCACAAGTACAGGGCTGGCGTGCGTTGCTAAACGAATATTGGATCGGACACGATGAAGAACCCTGGGCACACTACTGGCAGCATCCTGAAGATCTACGTTCAGCACCCTGGGGCGCCAGTGATTGGCACGTTACAAGCATATCAGTGCCTTATATGAACAACGGTGTAGCCACTGTGCCAGACTTCAAGGCCTTTGTTACTGGCGTGCAAAACCTAGGCTACAGAGTAAAGATAGCTGTGCTGGGCCGGGATCGTAATATATTAACGTATCAAGAAACTCGTGTACGTGGCAGTGCAACATTTGACGCTGCACTAGCTGAATACACACAGTTCAATCAGCCTGCGTTTTTGAGCTATGAGCTGTTGCATCTTTACGGCAGCAAATATCTACAAAAGCTAGAACAAGAACTGGAATTTCCCATAGACTATCGCAATGCTCACGTGGCTGGAATCATTGCAGACGACACCAATGCCAAGTATTTTCAGCCCATCGATCACCACCCCACAGATGACTTGGCTCGACACGCTTCAAGGAAAAAGAAATGAAACCACAACGTATTTTAATCATGGGCCTGCCCGGTGCAGGAAAAACATATCTAGCACAGCATATAGTAGATCATTTGCAAGCCGAAAAGAAAAGGGTAGGCTGGCTCAATGCTGATGATGTGCGCAAACAATACGACGACTGGGACTTCTCCGAAGCCGGGCGTATACGTCAATCAAAACGCATGCGAGAGCTAGCAGACGCAATGACTGACATGGATTTTGTGATTTGCGACTTTGTGGCGCCGCTGGTGGAAATGCGCAACAATTTCAAAGCAGACTGGACAGTATGGGTAGACACCATTAGAGAAGGACGCTATGCAGATACCAATGCCATGTTTGTGGAGCCCGAAGTTTATGACTTTAGAGTCACAGAACAAAAGGCTGAAACCTGGGGCGAATTCATTGCTGCACACATCATTGACAATAGACGCAGACCCACATTTGATTGGCGCCGGGAAACTGTGCAAATGCTGGGCCGTTGGCAACCCTGGCATGACGGACATCGTGCGCTGTTTGAAAGACTGTTAAAAAAGACCGGACAAGTTGTTATTCAAGTGCGTGATGTACAGGGCTGGCAAGGATCCAATCCTTTTGCTATTGAACAAGTCAAACGATTTATACGCAGAGATCTAGATCCCATTTATCAAGGACAGTATGAAATACAAGTTGTGCCCAACATTGTGCATATTGGCTGGGGTCGTGGCGTAGGTTACACTGCTGCGGAAGAAACCTTTGATGAATCAGTAACAGACATTTCAGCCACAAAAATACGTCAAAGCCTAGGACTCAAGTAATACCCTGCTTGGCAACTAAATAGTTGCATGTGGATCTTACATTTTTTACCTGACGCAGTGATCTTATGGTTCTGCAATATTCTGTTGCTGGTGGGCATTGTGCTCACAGTGGCAGGATTCTTTGCACACCGTATACCACTGGTATGGCAATATCAGTTGCCCTTTAAGGTCCTGGGCATTGCACTGTTGACCTTGGGCGTGTATTTTCGTGGCGGCTATGCTGTGGAAACAGAATGGCGTGAGCGTGTGGCTGAAGTCGAAGCTCGTGTGGCTGCTGCTGAACAGCAAGCTCAAGCAGCCACAGCTGAATTAGAAAAGAAATCCCAGGCCAAGGTAAAAGTAATTCAAGGTCGTCAAGTCATTGTCAAACAATACATAGACCGTGAAATTGTAAAATACGATAACCAATGTGTTATTCCCCAACCATTTATTCGAGCGCATAACGACGCAGCAGAGGCGCCCCGCAAATGAGATACAGAGAAATACTAGAAGCCTGTTGGGACGGATATCGCCAAGCAGGCATGAAGAAAAAGGGTGACAGAATGGTGCCCAACTGTGTGCCTGTGAGTGAACAAGACCTTGAAGAAAACCTACGTGACTGGTTCAAAGAAAAATGGGTTCGTTTTGGGCCCGACGGAAAAATACGCGGTGCCTGTGCTAGAGGCAGTGAAAAAGAAGGCAAGCCAAAATGCCTGCCACAATCAAAAGCACACAGCCTGGGCAAAAAAGGTCGTGCGTCAGCAGCGGCACGCAAACGCAGACAAGACCCCAATCCCGAAAGAAAAGGAGCGGCTATCAATGTAGCCACTAAAAAGAAATGAAAATCAATCAAATACACGAATCGCATCAACAGTGTCCCGAATGTGGCGGTCTGGCCTTTTCGGACTTGTTGTTGGCCGAAAAGAAAGACGCTTGTTATAGCAAAGTTCGCAGCCGTTACAAAGTATGGCCCAGTGCTTATGCGTCGGGGGCTCTTGTTCAGTGCCGTAAAAAAGGTGCTGCCAACTGGGGCAACAAGAGCAAGAACGAAGATGTGGCGGAGGCTGGACAAAACTTCAGACGAGGCAATGCTAGACGTGCCGCATTAAATGCAATGAGCCCGGAAGAACTCAAAGCATACGAAGAAAAACGTGCTGAACAACAACGCAAGCGTGATGAAGCTCGTTTAGAGCGTGAACGTCAACGAAACGCAGCCAAGAAAGGTGTGGCCGAAGCCACTGGCACTTTGGCTCGTGCAAGAGACCGCTTGGGGTTAAATGCAGTACCATTACAGAGAAGTACTGATAACTGGAATGATGAAAGAGATGCAAGACACCAAAGCAGATTATCTGATATAGAACGCAGAACACGATATCAAGATGAGTTAGATAAAATTTCTCTTGACAGAGAAAGACATCGTTTGGCAAGAATGCAAAAAGATGATGATGAATGGAATGATACATTTAACGCCATGCGTGATCGTATTAGACACAGATCAAACTATGAATTTGGCAGAGAAAATGATCCTAGATCAGAACAAGGTATGGCGGAAGCAAGCAGTCCAGCACAACAAGCAGCCATTGCTGTCTCAATGAAAAAAGCAGGAAACAAACCCATGAACGAATACAACGCAGAATACGATGACGAAGCCGGTATGGCTGACAACAATTTGGAAACACTGCAACGTGCTGTCAAGGGCATTGATGACTTGATTGATGCCGGCGACAACTTGCCAGAATGGTGCCAAGAAAAGATTGCCAATGCTAAATCTATGTTGGTGGCTGTGTGGGATTACATGTACTCAGAAGAAGCATCAGACGAAGTGGATCCCGAAGTTGATGCCATGTTTGAAGCCATGGATCGCTTGGTTCAAGCCATGGCAAAGAAAAATGGTGTCAGTGAAGATCTAGTATGGGAACAGTTTGAAGCCATGCCTGACACTGTGTTGTGGGAAACTGCACAGTACCATCTGCGTCAGCTTAACGAAGACTGGCAAAAAGTCAACAAGCAAGACAAAACAGATGGCATGAGCCGCAAAGCAGTAAAAGCCTATCGCAGAGAAAATCCCGGTAGCAAACTAAAGACTGCTGTGACCACAAAGCCAAGCAAATTGAAAAAGGGTGGCAAAGCTGCCAAGCGCCGTAAATCATTCTGTGCAAGAATGCGTGGCATGAAGAAATCACGTGCAAGTGCCAAGACCAAGCGCAACCCAAATAGCCCAATCAACAAGGCTCTACGCCGCTGGAACTGCTGATATGAAACTTAAAGAAGTCATTGTTGAAGATGCTGGCAATGTCACAGGGTCAAACGACTACGAGCAGATGCAAGCGTTTGTTCGCGCCAACCGAGTGCAAGGTATTCCTCCTGAGCAGCAAGTGGCGCTGGCCCTGTTTAAAGAGTTAAAAAAGCAAAAACAACAAAATGCTGCTCTCAGTGCTGAACTCAGTGACGCTGAACAAAGAATTGATCAAGCTGCACAAAGTAGCAAACTACAAGGTCAAGAACTTGGCATGCATCGCAGTGAACTGGATCGAGAACGCGAAGCTGGAAAAAAACAGCAAGCCGCAGTGGGGCAACTGGGGCAACAGTATGCCGAGCGTGAAAAGGCCAGCACAGAACAAATACAAGGGCTGGCATCACAGTTAGAAGCTGTTAAAAACATGCCTGGAGTCAATAAAGATGTGGCTGATAAACTTGAAAAACAAATTCAAGATCTAGGAAAAAACAGCATCAGTGCAGAAAAGGTACAAGAATTAGAAAGCAGTATTGCCATGATCCGCAATGCTGAAACTGCTGACGATGCTGCAATCAAAGACTTGGTATCACAAGTAAAGGCCGCACAGGAAACTGCAACTGATCTACGAAACACCAAAACATCGCTGACCAAAGACTTAGAATCTCAACTGGCAAATCTCAAGAATGTTGAGAAAACAGTGTCTGGTCTTAGACGTGAACTCAATAACTTAGAAACTGGCTATGAAGAAACTGATGCCACTGTGTTTGATCTTGAAAATGAAGTGCATAGATTGAAAACTCAGTTGGCAGCAAAGAATGCAGTGGCCAATGCAGGACAAATGGTAAGCTCTAATAAACCAAGTACTGCCCCTGCACCTGCGCCAAAGCCTGCACCTGCTGCACCAACAGCAGCCAATCAATCAAAATATACACCAGCGCAACTGGCCACAGCAAGAAAATTAGGCCTGTCTGGTGACCTAACACAAGAAAAGCCATCGTTTGCTGTGGCTGAAGCAGCATTCAAACGCTCAATTGCATGGGCAACAGGAAAGCAGACATGACAAAAGATTATCAAACACAGCGCCAAGTCAGCACAACGATTGTAGTGGGCATTGTTTTAATGTTTGTGTTGGCCATGTGTGCAGGTTGTAGCACAGTGGTTCCTGTTGTGGCCAAATTCCCCGCTGCGCCTGCCATTGCTGGCCAGGCCTGCCCACAACTACAAAAACTGCCAGACAACGCCAAACTCAGTGATGTTGCCACCACTGTCACTGTGAATTACAGTACCTATTACGAATGTGCTGTTAAAAATGATGCTTGGATCGAGTGGTACGAAATTCAACGTCGTATCTTTGAGGGCGTGAAGTGAAAGTCCATGAGGTACTGACTGAAAGTCCTAACCGTGTCAGCATACGTGATCAAATCTTAGCTGATGTAAAAAAGCACGGTGCCGGGGATTATTTTGTTCGCTTTACCGGCGTGGATCGTGTGGGCTTTAGTCCTAAACAGTTCTTTGGACGCACACCCGACGTAGACGATCCCCGATTCAGTGTAGACTACATTGGACAAAAGCAAGGCCGTCCTGCATTGTGGTTTTATCCTCTGAAAGAATATCTACGTGGTACAGAAGGCCTGTATGGCACAGAAAATCCCTATGTATGGTTGGTAAAACTAAAACCCACGGCTTGGCTACAAACTGTTGGTCGTGGTACAAAACAAATACAAGCCGCACCCGAAGGTAAAAAGCGTGTGGGTATCTTACGGCAGAGTTCGCCCCCGGCTGCTATATTCTTTGAACCTGGATTTGATGTTGTGGGCAGATACTACGATTACGCCAGCCGACACCAGCGACATGGTGAAGTTCGAGGAGCACCCAAGCCCAGCTTCTTTGACAGAGTTAGAGGCATTAAATAATAAAAATAACAAGGAGCCCAAATGAGCACAATATTAACAAAAGATCAATTAAAACAAATGGTCAAGAACCCGTACATTGACCACTGGTATGAAGCATTAGAACAATTGCTGGATGATTATGATATTAATACTCCCTTGCGTGTGGCACATTTCGTTGCACAATGTGCCCATGAGTCGGGAAATTTTGTTTTTATCAAAGAGAATTTAAATTACAAAGCCGCTAGTTTAAGAAAAATATTCGGCAAGTATTTCCCCACAGATGAATTAGCTGCAAAATATGCCAACCGGCCTGAAATGATTGCCAATAGAATCTATGCCAATAGAATGGGCAATGGCGACGAAGCGTCAGGCGATGGTTTCCGTTACTGCGGTCGTGGCTTGATTCAGTTAACTGGCAAAGACAACTATACATTCTTTGCAGGATCATTAGATATCTCTGTAGAAGAAGCGTCGGAATATCTACAGACGTTTGAAGGTGCTGCACAATCAGCATGCTGGTTCTGGGAACAGAACAATTTAAATCGTTTTGCTGATGCCAACGATGTCAAAGGCCTAACCCGAGCCATCAACGGTGGATTTATCGGTCTTGAAGATCGTCAAAAGCACACAGAACACGCTCTACATATCTTAGGAGCATAAATGGGAATAGAAATTGGATCAGGAATCACAATAAGCACAGGTATAACAATTGCTAGCGTACCGTCGGCAACGTTGAGGTCAGTGTTGAGCCCCACAGGACAGTCAGCCTACGATGCTGCCACAACAGGCAATTTCTTTGCAGTGAGTTCCACAGACTATGGCAACGTGGCCACACAATTGTCCAGTGTAACCAAGTATGTGATGAATGACTCGCAGTTGGCAGTAAGCCCAAGCGGTGGATGGACCGCAACCTATGCACAGGCACATCCTGCCAGCGTGGCCACAGTCCCAGCAGGCACATACATCATTGGCTTTGTTGCTCGAGGAGGCAGTCTAACATCAGGAACAGTTACTCCCTTGATCTCTATAGGATTTCCGCCCTCTGCGGCATCATACTCGGCCATTGCCAACAGTCCAACTACACCTAATACTGCTGCGCTGAATTATTACATAAGAAAAGCACCTGCCACGGCCACATTCGCAACCAGTTACCTAGGCGTAGTAAACAGCCAAACTGTGGCACTGAATACTTCGTCATTCACAGGACTGCAAGGATACTACTCACCATCAGGTCCACCTTATACTTCATGGACCAGCTGGACCGCATCGTTCCTGTTCTATCAAGTGTTGGGAACGCCTACTCAACAATGGTAGTAAATACAGCAAGGAAATAAACAATGCCAATAGAAGTAGGACCAGGAATCAGCATCGGCCCCGGAGTTTCGTTTATAACACCGCCTCCAGGTCCTCCACCAACGGTTGATTATTTAATAGTTGCTGGAGGCGGAGCAAGCAGTGGTTCAACCAATGGTGCTGGTTTAGGTGGCGGCGGCGCTGGCGGCGTATTGACTGACACAGCCTACAGCGTAACACCGTCTATTACATACACTGTCACTGTTGGTGGTGGTGGAACTGGTCAGTCAGGATTTGGTAACGCAGGTTCAGATTCTGTTATAACATCATCCAACGGAACGTTGACTGCATTGGGTGGTGGAGGTGGTGGCGGTGGTTCAACCAAAAACGGTGGCTCTGGTGGTGGTGCCAACTACAACAGTACAGCTGGTTCAGGTACTGCTGGACCGCCTAGACAAGGCTATGACGGCGGCACTGGCCTTGGTTCAAGTCCATTCCCCGGTGGCGGCGGTGGTGGTGCAAGCTCAGCTGGTAGTGCAGCCACCGCAGGCAAAGGCGGAGATGGTGGACAGGGACTTGATTGGAATGGACTAGGTACATTTTACGCCGGTGGCGGTGGCGGAGGTGTCCGTACTGGTGGCACCGCTGGAGCAGGTGGCAACGGCGGGGGTGGCAACGGATCTAATGTCAGTAATACCACTGGAACTGCTGGCGCAACAAATACCGGTGGTGGCGGTGGCGGTGGTGCCCAACAAGTTGGAACTATTACAGGTGCTGCAGGTGGCTCGGGCATAGTTATCATGCGATACTCCACTGCTTATAAAGAAGCAACTACCACTGGAGCTTCTGTGACATACACTGTAGAAGGTGGATATCGAGTCTACAAATTTTTATCATCAGGCACAATTACATTCTAATAAAACATGGGAAAAATAAATGGCTCATTTTGCACAAATTGATGAAAACAACATTGTCACAAGAGTTCTTGTGATCGATCAAGAAACTGTGAACACTGGATTGTTTGGTGATCCTGCAACATTCATCCAAACCAGCTACAACACACATGGCGGGCAACATCTGCTGGGCGGTGTTCCGCTGCGCAAGAACTATGCAGGCATTGGATCCATATATGACCCACAGCGTGATGCATTTTATGTTCCCAAGCCCTATGACTCATGGACGCTGGATGAATCAACTTGTCAGTGGCAACCACCTGTGCCCATGCCCACAGACGGTCAACAATATGTCTGGGACGAGGCAACTCAATCTTGGGTAGCACAAGGTATATAATATGGAACAACAAGACACACGCGATCAACACAGAGTTCAAATATGGACACAGCGCGAAATGCTCAGTGCTGTATTTGCAGGCATAGCGATAGGCCTGGCAATAGGATTGTGTTTTTAATATGGAACTAAATTTAGAAACAATTACCAAAACTATAGGTGCTGTTACTGCAAGTCTAGCACTGGTAGGCGGCGGTTATACTTTATGGGACAAAGTCAAACCTGCCAAACCCATACTGACCTGGCACGGAGAATACTTTTCTATAGAATCCGGCCCTGCTGGTCTAGAACGAGCAGTGGTTGTGGCCAGAGAAAAGCACAGAGATGATTGTGAAGTAACGTCATTCAAATTGGAAGTCAAAGATTCACAGTTTCAAGTGCATGACGCAAAGAGTTCTGTCAGTGTGTTTTCCGGACCTGCGTCACACAAGATTGACAAGTTTGGATATCGTGTTACTATTCAAGATCCCAAAAAGGTAGCACCCGGACCGGCTACATTGTTGGCCAATATTAAATACAAATGTCCCGAAGGGGAAGTGATTGTGAATTACCCCGATCACCCCAATCTAACATTCAACATAACAAAGGAAACAAAATGACAGAAGCTCAACAACCAAAACCACTTTCACGTTCTGAACGTGAAGCACAGATCAAAGACAAAGCAGGCCTAGTAATTGTGGTCATGGCCTTGTTCATGGCTGTAACCACATATTTTGCCAACAGCTATTCTGGCGCAGTATTGAAAAATATGTTAAAGGCCACAGACACATACGCTTTCTTCCAAAGCAAAAGTATCAAGCAAAGCATTGCTGAAGGACAGTTAGAAGAAGCCAAGAAAATGAACGATCGGGCCCGTGCAGAAAAACTAGAAGCTAAGATTAATCGTTATGAAAGTGAGCCTGATAAGGGCGAGGGTAAAAAAGAATTACTAGCTAAGGCACAAGGCTATGAAAAAGCCCGTGACGATGCTGCTCGACACTCACCATGGCTGACATTTGCGTCAATGGCATTCCAACTGGCTATTGTGCTGTTATCGGCTAGTATTATTGCTGTGAACAATCGCATGTACCAAGTCAGTCTTGGTGTGTCGGTGATTGGTGTTGTGTTGCTGAGTCAAGGCATTTGGCTTTGGTTCTAAGAATAATAAGCACACATTTAATCTAGAGCACGGGCCCTGTAAATAATACGGGGCTTTCTCTTGAGTGAGATCCGGATAATAAGAAGAATAAAATGGATCCAATGACGCTATTTGCCCTGGCCAACGGGGCTGTGTCCGCTGTCAAAGCTGGCTGCAAACTTTATAGAGATATCAAAGGTGCAGCCGGTGAAGTCAAGGACGTGATCAAAGACATGGATGAGCAGTTTAAGAAGCTGCATCCTCCAGAAAAACCTGCGACCGTGGAGCAGCGAAATAATTTCATCAAGCAAAAGAACGAAGTTATTGAATTAAACCGAAAAGCCAATGCTGGAGACCACACCGGCATCTATCAAGAGATTGGTGAGCACTTAGGTGCGTATTACGATAACTTCTACAAGTGTCAAGCCATATTTGACGAAGAAGAACGCAGGGCCAAGAACGAAGTCTACACTGGCGATGCCAGCCTGGGCAAACGTGCCTTGCAACGTGTGTTGATGCGTAAGCAGCTGGAAGAAATGGGCAAAGAGCTACGCGAAGTCATGGTGTATCAAAGCCCGCCAGAACTGGGTGCTCTTTACACCGAAGTCAGTAAAATGATGGAAGAAATGGGTGCAGAGCAACAAGTGTTAATTGCTAGACAAATGCGTCTTGACGAGCAACGCAAAAAAAAGCGTGAAAAAATCATGGACAAATACTTTGTAGAAGGTGTTGCTGCCGTGGGCACAATTTTTTTAATGGGCACTTTTATTGCAGGCATGGCGTATGTAATTGAGGATCGCATAGAAAAATATCCACATTTAGGCACAGGCTGGATTCCTAAAACAGAAGAGCAACGACGAAGGGAGGCAGAACCCAAAGTCTGGATAGGAAGATGAAGAAGAAACCTGATTTTACAGACCGTTTACTAGAATTCGGTGTGGGATTTGCCTTGGTGTTTTTGGTTATAACAGCATTGAGCATATCCATGGTGGTATTTTTTGTGTTGGTTGCTCTGGCTGCTTTTTTAGATCGGCTGCACTAAATATCTGATAACAAATAACAAGGAGCCAACAGTGTTCAAGAAGAAAGAATCAACTCTACCCACAGTCAAACTAGAACCAGGACTGAGCAAGGGCGAATGGATGCAGAAATACTGGCGTCCATGTGCAGCATTTATGTACATGATTTGCTGTTTATGTGACTTTGCAGTATTCCCAATTATGTTTACCGTGGTACAGTTTTGGGAAGAGCAAGCAAGTAATGATGCATTCCGTCAGTGGGTGCCAATTACGTTGCAAGGCGGCGGTCTATTCCACGTATCAATGTGTGCTGTGCTAGGCGTGTCAGCTTATGGTCGTACACAAGAGAAATTAGCAGGCCAGTCAGCGGGAGGACAAAATGGCGTATCAACAATCAATCAACCAACAACACCTAGCATATCTTCGCCAGCAGGGGGGTTTGGCAATAACTCAACAAATTCGTCAGCTGGTGCGGCAGGATTTGGATCAGTATCAAGCACAACAAGCAGCTCGTCTCCAAGCAGCTTTGGAGGCGCATTTGGTTCAGCCCCGGCCACAGCAGAAGTAGTCACAGGCTTTGGCGGCAAGCCAGCACCTGTAGTTCCACCTTTCCCGGAGAAATAAAATGAAAAAAATCATACTAGCGTTAGCCCTGGCTCTAGGTAGTCAATTTGTCATTGCTGATGAGTCTACTAAAGAAACTAAAAAAGTCTGTGTAGATGTAAAGAAAGACGGCAAAGAAGTAAAAGACCCAAAAACAGGCAAAACAAAACAAAGCTGTAAAGAAGTCAAGCAACATAAAAAATTAGAAGGCACCAAAGTACCGGAGAAAAAATAATGGAATGGATTGTTTTTTTAGTAATAGCAGTGGTCACTGGCATCTGGTGCTGGGACTACTACAATAAAATTAAAAAATAATTTGACAAGCAACCCATGGCCCAGTATAATTAAACACTATACTGGGCTTTCTAATGAGTGATCACTACCAAACATTAGGTGTAGACAAAACTGCCACACCAGAAGAAATCAAACGTGCTTATCGAAAGCTGGCCAGCCAACATCATCCCGACAAAGGTGGTGACACTGCTGAGTTCCAAAAGGTCGAAGAAGCCTATCGCACTCTTGGTGATCCACAGAAACGAGCCGAGTACGACAATCCACCACAGCCATTTAACTTTCAAAACTTTGGTGGTGCCCCGCACAACATCCATGATATTTTTAGCCAGATGTTTGGTGGTGGCATGGGCGGGTTTCCTGGACAGCATCCGCGACGAAACCATGTGCGAATGACCATTTGGGTAACACTAGAAGATGTTGCTCGTGGAGGTTCACGCACTGTACAAGTGGGCAGCACACAGGGCCAGACCACTGTGGAGATTGAAATACCCATTGGCATCGAAGACGGGGACAATGTGCAGTATGGTGGTGTGGCACCGGGAGGCCTGGACCTTGTGGTACAGTTCCGAGTGAACCCGCACCCAGACTGGCGCAGAAATGGCCTGGACCTGCATAGAGAACATCGTGTGAGCATTTGGGACATGATCGTGGGCGGCGACGCTGAAATACGAACCATTTTGAATTCCACTTTGAGCATGCGGATTCCGGCTCGAACACAGCCCAACACAGTGATGCGTATACGCCAACAAGGACTTAGATCAAGATCTGGGCAACAAGGCGATCTTTATGTAAAGCTGGTGGCAACTATTCCCAACAACATAGCACCAGAAATTGTTGAAGCTATCCAAAAACACAAATCGTAAGCCTATTTAGGTTGCGAATAAATGCATAAACAGTTATAATAACACTGGGATTAACCAAGGAACCTTATGGCACATCATCAAGAAATCGAAATCATTATTGAACAAGCAGTACAACTGGCCCGTGAACGCAGTCATGAGTACGTGATAACCGAACATGTATTGCTGGCCATGCTACAGCATCCACCGTTTCGCAAGTGCTTGGATCGATTTGGTACAGAAGTAGACGCCATGGAACAAGAAGTATCGCACTACTTGAGTACCTTGGCCAATTTGGTCAGCAACAAAACTGATCTCCAACCTAGAAAAACAGCTCAGTTAGAACGCATGTTCAATCGTGCCAATGTGCAGGTGATGTTTACTGGTCGCCGCAACATGAGCATTATTGACCTGTATCTCACTATCATGAGCGAAACCAACAGTCATGCACATTACTTCTTGCTGAAGTATGGGGTGAAGAAAGCAGAGTTTGTGGAGTTCTGGCAGAAGAACTATCAACCCAGCACAGAGTCTGCAGGCATGACACAGAGCCAAGCTGATGATATCCTTAACGAATACTGTGTTGACCTCAGTGGTCGTGCCAAAAAGAATCAACTAGAGCCCTTGATTGGTCGTGCCACAGAACTTGAGGAAATGATCACTGTGTTGGCTCGACGCTTCAAAGCCAACGTGCTCATGGTAGGTGATCCTGGTGTAGGTAAAACTGCCATCATTGAAGGCCTGGCCCAGGAAATTCAAGCAGGCCGTGTGCCCGAGTTCTTGAAAGGGCACGAAGTATGGAGTCTAGAAGTTGGCTCACTGTTGGCAGGATCAAAGTATCGCGGCGAGTTTGAAGAAAAATTCAAAGCCGTGATTTCTGCACTGGAAGCCAAGAAGAACTGTATTTTGTTTGTGGACGAAGCACACACCATGCGTGGTGCAGGGTCTGGTAGCAACTCAAGTTTAGACTTTGCCAACATGTTGAAGCCTGCTATTACCAAAGGCAGTTTGAAAGTCATTGCTTCAACAACTTGGGAAGAATACTACGAGAGCTTTGAAAAGGATCGTGCTTTGATGCGTAGATTCTATCGCTTGGCCATTGACGAACCCGATGCTGCAACCACAGAACAGATCCTTATTGGATTGAGTCCAAGGCTGGAACAGTTCCACAATGTACTGATTGATACCGAAGCAATGACTGCCGCAGTGGAACTGGCCAATCGTTACATACACGATCGCAAGAACCCAGACAAATCTATTGACTTGATTGATGCGGCCTGTGCTCGTGAGCGTGTGAAAGATCAAGGCAACGTAACTATCACAAAAGCCATGATTGAAGAACAACTCAGTCGTGTGGCCAGTGTGCCTGTGGACAAACTGCAAAACGAACGTTCGGCAAAAATTGTCGAGCTAGAAGGCAACGTCAAGCAAAAGCTCTACGGTCAAGACGCCGCAGTAGACTCTGTGCTTGAGCGTGTGTACATCAACTTTGCTGGCATTGCCAACGACAAAAAGCCCATGGCGAGTTTCTTGTTCCTAGGCCCAACTGGCACAGGTAAAACAGAACTGGCTAGACTGTTGGCAGACAATCTTGATATGAAACTGCTGAAGTATGACATGAGTGAGTATCAAGAACGTCACTCAGTATCAGGACTCATTGGTGCCCCTCCAGGCTATGTGGGCTTTGAAGATGGCAACGTGGGCGGTGGCAAACTAATCTCCGATCTCAGCAAGAATCCCTTCTCAGTAATATTGTTTGATGAGATAGAGAAGGCGCACCCCGACGTTACAAACATCCTGTTGCAAATGCTGGACGAAGGTGTTATTACTTCGAGCAATGGCAAAAAAGCCAACTGCAAGAACTGTATCATTATCATGACTTCTAACTTGGGAGCTCGCGACAGTGAAACAAACAACATTGGCTTTGGCAACTTTGAGAAAACAGGCGAGGACGACCGAGCACTCAAAGAGTTCTTCAAACCTGAATTGCGAAATCGTATTGACCAAATTGTTAAATTCTCCAAGCTGGACACACTGGCTGTGAAGAAAGTTGTGGTAAAGTTTGTAGATGAACTCAAAACAAGTTTGAGCACAAAAGGCATTCAGCTCAGTTTGAGTGAAGCAGTGATCGACATGCTGGCCGACAAAGGCTACGATTCAAAGATGGGTGCGCGACCACTAAGCCGCAAGATTGACGAGTTGATTCGTGTGCCACTGAGTAAGAAGATCTTGTTTGAGCAGTTGCGTGATGCTGACATCACTGCCGACTTGGTTGATGACCGAGTTGTGTTTGTTGCCAGTCGCAAATACAATCCTGTTGACGGCAACGGTATGATTCAAATTGGTGATGTCAATGCTTAAATTTGAACCCAGTAGCCGAGACCGTTTGTTCTATGATCAATTTGAGTACGGTATCTGTATTAGCTTGCCCGAAGCAGGAGTGCTACGTGCAAAAACAAAAACAGAACTGGTAAAGTCAATTGCTTATCGCAACAGCAGCCGCTACACCTGGAAAGAACAAATAGCCGGCGATGTATTAACAAACATACTGGCAGCGTTTGACGAAATTGATTGTGTGCGAGATCGGATCAAACTGGTGATCAGTTTCAACATCATGTATATCTACAGCAATGACGTTGGGATACTACAACAACTTGCTGATCTGCCCTACATAGCATTTAACAATGCAGTGCAGGCCGTGGTAGATCGCCCCAGGGACGTGATAGTGATCAATGCGCCCAAATTCCGGTACAGAAGCTATTTTAAAGAGCGTTATATAGAGCCAGAAGATCGGGATAGGCTGCTGAATTTTATTGACCTGCGAAAAGACACATTTAAAATTACATATACGTTAAGAGCACATTTGAAGAAAAATCGTTGGCATTGGATGCAACGGCACCATTTTGTAGAGCACAACGATCCCAAAGACATTACCATGCTGAGCCTTGTGGTCCCGGGTTTAATTCGCAAAACGCTGCCTGTACAAGCTAAATAATTGACTATGGCAAAAATTCACGAAGAAGTAGTTGTGATCAAACTCTCAAAATTGGTCAAAGATAGCGATGCTGGTGGCGAAATTGCCACCCCTGACATCGTTGCTGCCCTGCAGTCAGTGGCTGAAGAGCTTGCTGGCGCAGGTGTTGTTGTGGAAGCGGACAAAGCGTAATGACCACCAAAACCCTGCTTGATACCACAGTATATGGCACACCATCGGGCAACTACGATGGTTCAAGTCAGGATTGGTTCAGCGACCCACAAGAAGCCGCTGCTTATTATCGCGGGCGCGGCGGCGTACAAACAGTGACATTTTCAGTCACGGGCTGGGAAGGCATCATGGTAGTGGAAGCCACCATGGACAGTGATCCTGCTGATGCTGGTTGGTTCGAAACATTCTCTTATGGTGATGGATCAACAACCCCGCTCACAGACTATCATCCTGCCACTATCATAGGCAACTTTACTTGGTTACGAATCCGGGTTGAGGGCTTTAGTGGCGGCGTCATTAACTCTGTCACAGTGACTTATTGATGCAATCCTCAATTAGTTTTCGAATAGTTCCTAGCAACGCCGAACGTGCTTTGACTGTTACTGTGCGTCTTGACGGCGAAGTCATACTACAACTCAATACAGTGACTGAAACGGTTGAATTCACCAAGTCCATAAGCGACGATGCTGGCAAACACACCCTGGAATTTGAACTCAGCAACAAACTGCCCGAACACACCACAGTTGACGATCAAGGCAACATTGTTAGTGACAGCACAATTACTGTAGAAAACATCAGCATGGATGGTGTAGTGATTGACACAGCAGTGCAAAAACTAGCACAGTACTGGCATGATCGTAATGGAACCACAGCCAAACACATGGATCGTTTCTACGGTGTCATGGGCTGCAACGGTGTTGCGCACTTTGAATTTACCACTCCCACTTATCAGTGGTTGCTAGACAACCTTTAAGCTAAATATAGTCATGACGACTATAGTGATTATGCCCGGGGGTTTTCACCCTTTTCATGCTGGACACGCAGCTCTTTATAACTCAGCACGCCGAGCATTTCCTGATGCAGAAGTGTATGTTGCTGCCACCAATGACACCAGCACACGCCCATTTCCCTTTGCCATCAAAGAAAAACTAGCCCAGCTGGCAGGTGTAGAACCTGGACACTTTGTACAAGTCAAGAGCCCATTTAGAGCTGAAGAAATCACAGCAAAATTCAATCCTGAACAAGATCGATTGATTTTTGTGCGCAGTGAAAAAGACGCAGACAAACCACCACAGGCAGGCGGTGTCAAAAAAGACGGCAATCCTGCATACTTGCAACCTTTGTTAGGCGCAAAGAAGTTAGAACCATTTGCTCGTCATGCTTACATGGCTTACTTGCCCACAGTGGAGTTTGGTCCTGGAATGACGTCAGCTACAGAGATTCGCACAGCTTGGCCCCGACTAAATGAAAAACGCAAAACAGCTTTGGTCATGAGCTTGTATCCTGCTACACAAAAGAATTTAAAACTGGCACAGACCGTGGTCAAGATGTTGGATACAGCTATGGGCAGTGAACTAGGGGAAAGCACTGGTGATCGACCACATGACCCTGCTCCTGGAAAAGAATTTGTTTTCAACAAGCATTTAGTAAAGTTTACTCCTACAGCTCTTGAAATTTACCACGGTGGCGATTTGGTTCTGTCTAAGCCAGGGGATTTTTCAAATCCCACTAGACAAGACATGTACAATGCTCGTAGGTACACAAGTGATCTTTTTAACAAACAACAAAAGAAAAAAGAAATAGCTCGCTTGGCTGGTAAAGATGTAGGCGAATCTATCAACCCCATGACCGCCAACACAGCCGGCGCCGGAGCAGGAATGACTGCTGGATATCAGCGCAGAGAAAATCAACCTCCCATGGAAAACCAAGGTTGGGCAGCTACCTTGGAAGAAGACCCAGATTACATTGAAGAAAAGTGGAGTGAAAAATACAAACGCAGTATCAATTGCTCCAATCCCCGGGGCTTTAGTCAACGAGCTCACTGTGCTGGCCGTAAAAAATGATTGTTGATGAGTTTACACAGTTAGCGGAAAGTTCAGGTTACAGCCTTGAAGGCAGTTACACACCTGACTTGGTATTCAGCAAACTGTGGCTCATCAGAGAACTCAGCAAAATTACTAATCACATCAACACCATGTATGTGTTGGGTGCTTGGTATTCTAACTTGGCCATGCTGTTGACTTTGAACCCAGAAATCACAGTTGACAAAATAATCAACGTGGAAACCGACAAGAATTTCTTGCAGGTTGGTAAAAAGATGTTGACTCGTCGTGGCGCAGACAACGTGGAATTCATGCTGAAAAATGCCAATGACTTGGACTACAGACAGTTGGATCGACGCAGTGCAGTGGTCAACACCAGTCTAACAGACATGAAGGGTCGCAATTGGTTTGACAACATTCCCACAGGAACATTGGTAGCATTGCAAGCACGAGATCATGATCCAGGCGCACAATTTCACAGTGCCGAAGATATCCAAGACAAATTCCCTCTTGACAAGGTGTTGTACTCTGGTGGATTAGAACTACAAGACCCCGAAACTGAGTATACTCGTTTCATGGTGATTGGATTTAAGTAATATTATATTGTTAGTAATAGATGCCAATATCTCCGTTGTATCACCCAACTTTGTGGTATCCCCCAGGGGCAGGAGGAATGTGGTTAAACTATTTTGTATGGTGTAGTAAAAATGATCGTACCATTCCAGGTGATCATTCCCACTTTGAATGGCCATATTTGCTTTCTATCGAACCAGAATATATACCATATTTTGAATTTTGTTCTCATGACAGAGTTCACAAAACTGCAACTATTCGATTAGGGAATCAACAAGCCCAGTTTAACTTTTTCTTAAATCTTACCAATAAAAAAGAAATGCCTCAAGATTTAGACAGTTTGGTTCAGGGTGCTAAAATGTTTTTGGAATGGGAGTTAGACTCAGTTGATTTTAATCTTGACTGGTGCTTGATCTTCGAAAACCCCGAGCATTTTGTAGCACAACTGAACTCAATAACTATTTTTGATTTAGAGTTTAATTCTGCCGCAGAACAAGCAGTTGAACAATATCAAAAATCATGTATTAAAATCAAAACGTATACTGAGTTAGAGGTTCGGGCCTGGCGCCGAGCAGCACTTGAGATATGTACTGATCGCCAGCAATCGATATCGAAACGGTTGCAAAAAGCAGAAGAAGTGTTCTATAATACGTACTACGAAATTTAACCGTGCCTGTTGCACACATTTAAATACTCGTACATTTTTATGGAGAACTCAATGGCTGACGCCCAACCTACAACAACGCCCCCAACTGATCCGGCAAACACCAATCAGCAAAATATTCAAGTCAATCTTGACTATTTGCGAACTACTCGTGTGCATATTTGTATGCCATGTTATGGTGGTATGCTCACAGAACAAACGTTCATGAGTTATATTAAATGGGCCAACACAGCACGCCAACTTGGGTTGGATTGGACTGTGGAGACCATGACAAATGAAAGTTTGATTAGCCGTGCTAGAAACACACTCACAGCCAAGTTTTTGCACACCAAAGAATCAACTCATTTGTTCTTTGTGGATGCTGACATTGGTTGGGAACCTTGGCACTTGCTGGTATTGCTGGATGCACAAAAAGACGTCATCGGCGGCTTGTATCCCATGAAATCCATGCCCATTAAGTGGTGTGTGAATGGCATTCCAGGCATGGAAAACGGCACACCCGAAAATCCAAACCTTATTGAAGTCACAAAAACTGGCACAGGCTTCTTGTTGATCAAGCGCGAAGTGTTTGAAAAGCTAGACGCACACCCTGCCACAAAGCCTTTCAACAACGACATTGGTTTGCCTGTTGAATTAAACCCTTACATGAAAACCTACTTTGACACTGCTGTGCGTGAAAACCGCTACTACAGTGAAGACTGGACATTCTGTGAAAACTGGCGTGATCTAGGTGGCCAAGTGTTTGTGGATAAACGTGTGTTGTTGCGTCACGTGGGCACTTATGTGTTTGATGCTGCCAGCCAAGACAAACTGTACTTTGACCTCAAAGCCATTGCTGAAGCCAACGAAGCGGCTGCAAAACCCAGTGCTGAAACAGTGTTAAACCCACAAGGCGGACACGAAGTTGCTGATGATGTGTTGGCACCTGCTGCCGAGCCAGAAGTGCTGGTTTCTAGCGATCAGGACACTGCACAAGCCTAAGCGGTAAATACAGTTCATATGAATATCAATGAACTGGACGCTTTTAATTTAGCAGACGCTGTAAAGTTCCATGACCGGCTTAATCCCCGGTTATGGGACGACCGTGAACATCTACGTCCCGATGTACATGCTAAACTGCTGGAAATCGCTGAAGACTTCAAGGAGTTTTTGGGCATTGACGATTTGCAAGTGCGCGATATTACCATCAGTGGTAGCAACGCTGCCTTTAATTACACCCCGCATTCAGACATAGACCTGCACATTGTTGCAGATCTTCCCGAAGCTGACACAAGCGAAGTATTTCGCGAATTGTTTGACGCTAAAAAATATCAATACAACGATCAAAACGACATTCGCATTGGCGGATATGACGTAGAGTTGTATGTACAAAATCCCAATCAACCGCACTACTCCCAGGGCATCTACAGTTTGTTACAAAACAAATGGCTCAGTGTGCCCAAGCGCCGCCGAGCTGACGTCAAAGATATTTCTGTAAAAAGCAAGTACGAAGACATTGGTCATAGAATCGAATCTGCCATTGAGTCTGGCGACGAACATCAAATGGATGACGCCTGGGCCAAGTTAAAAAACATGCGCCAACAAGGTCTTGAACAGCAGGGTGAGTTCTCACCAGAGAACCTAGCATTCAAGATATTACGAAACAACGGTACTATACAAAAACTCAAAACAGCTAGACAAGAACTAAAGAACAAGTCTTTGAGTTTGCCTGAAGCACGTAAGCCAGTGGTGTATGGTTTTGTCACAGAAAGTCCCGACGGTGTCAATCCCAGTACCAAACAAATTTTAGAAACCGAACACCAGTATGCTGACTTGGTGCAGGACTTTATTCACGACACTGCCAATCGTTTAGACATTGAAAACATGCCAGAGATTCAGTTGCATGATGATCCTGATTGGAGTATTGACAATCACAGTTTTGGTATGTACGAGCCCGAGTCACATGTGTTGCATGTGAACTTGCACAATAGACACTTGTTGGATATTTTGCGTACTGCGGCACATGAACTGTGCCACTGCCGTCAACACGAAATTGAATCCTTGACACCTGCTGCGGGCGAAACTGGTTCGAGATTTGAAAACGAAGCTCATGCTGTAGCTGGCATCATCATGCGTAACTATGCTGATGCACATCCAGAACTATTTGGCAAAACGCCCATGCATGAAAATGCCAGTGGCTACATTCCTAAAAACAAAAAAGAAGCTAAAGATCCACGTTACTCAATGGCTGTGAGTGTGGACATAAAGCCTGGCCAGGTTGGCAAGGAAGCAAACAAACTAGCACTGAACACTGGTCGCAATGGCGAGCCAGGGTTGTTGATGAAGTCAGCAAATCTACGTGAAAGCCGTATGCCGCAACCGTCACAGGGTCAGGGCAAGTACCAAGACCTTAATAAACCTTTGGGCCCTGAATCACCACCCGAAATGCCAGCAGGCACAATCAAAGTTGACGTAAGTGACATGTACGATTGGTACAAGTTGGGCCAAAAGATTTCGGATCTTGACAGCATTGATAAAAAATCTCTAGGCAAAGGACCTCCCAGTACTGTGTTTGCTTTTGGTAGCGAAGACTTAGAAAACATGTACAGTAAAAAGCTCATGAACCTGGGCTTGAAAACACATGACTTGGATGAACCTGGCGAAGAAGATGATGATGAATTGATCAGTGAGGCTCTGGATGATGCACTGATGGAAATCAAAATGTCACCCAGCAACCTCCGAGCAGAAGCTGCTAAAACAGGTGCCATGGCCGGCATGGAATTTGAAATGATTGTGCCCAACATCAAGGATGATGAAGGCGGCGATCTAGAAGCTGACTACGATCAAGACGAGCGTGTGCGTGACATTGATGACTGTGTGAACTTCTTTGACGACAACGAATACAACAGTTCAGGCATGATCCGCAGACTCAGAGACGCAATGTATGAAGAGTTTTGGGAGTGGCGCGGAGAAAGTATAGACAACGACTGGTGGAACAGCGGCGATGGCTTTGAATATTTCAAAGACTATTTGGATCGCGAAGATCCATTTGACGAAGAAGAAGCCGAAGAAGAAGCTCGCAATCAACTGCAAGCCGAATACGGCGACAAACTGGACGTAGAAGAATTTGAAAAGATGCTGTTTGCATTGGTAGATGAAAAACGTGAATCATATGTTCAAGATCAGTGGGATGAGCAAGGCGGCAACTTTGATGCTGCCAGAGAAGAATACTCAGAAGACCGTTCAGACAACTACTCAGAACAGGATTGGTTAGAAGACCGAGGTATTCGCTATGCATCAGATGTTGAATCAAACTACAGTGGAGACATAACTTGGCCTTACTACACCAGCACCAGCAGTGGCGAAGGCGATATTGATCAAGTTGCTGATGATTTCAGTCGCATGATTGGCAAACCTGTCAACGCAAGTTCTAGCTATCACGGTGCCCGTAGAGAACCTGGACACTATGTTGTAGAACCCGATGGCAGTTTAGATCCTGACAGTGACAACGACATGGGCTTGGAGTTTGTGTCACCGCCCATGCCCATTGACGAAATGCTCAGTGACTTGAACAAGGTCAAAGAGTGGGCCGGACGCACAGGTTGTTATACTAATGACTCCACAGGCCTGCACATCAACATCTCAGTGCCTGACTTTGATCTACAAAAACTTGATTATGTAAAACTGGCATTGTTGCTGGGTGACAAGTATGTGCTGGATCAGTATGGTCGCAGTTCAAATACCTATGCTGCATCAGCCTTGGGTAAAGTTCAGGACTTGGTTAAGAAGAATCCCGACTCTGCCAAACAGTTATTGGACAAGATGCGTGGGCACATGGAAGATCTGGCCAGCAAAGTCGTACACTCAGGCACCACAAGCAAATACACTTCAATCAATACCAAGTCTGGTTACATTGAATTCCGTAGCCCCGGTGGCGACTGGTTGGATGAGAACTTTGACAAGATCGAAAACACTCTAATGCGATTCACTGTTGCGCTATCAGCAGCTATGAATCCCGAAGCCTATCGTGAAGAATACTTGAAGAAGCTCTACAAGTTACTGGAACCTGTGGCTGACGAAGCCCGCGGCATTGCTGGCAAAGGTGCAAAGGATACTATAAAATATTTTGCTGACTATGTTGCTGGCAAAACACCCAAGGCAGCTCTACGCAGTTTTGTCAAACAAGCACAGCTAGAACGCCAGTTGAAGAAAGAGCTGCCTAAGACGGAAAAATACTGGTGGAGTGTTTCTAATCCACCTCAAAGTTACGCCAGTATAGAAGTTGTTGCCAGCAGCCGAGAAGAAGCCATTGAAAAGGCCTTGGGCCCTGATGGATACCCTAGCTGGGCCAACACAAGAAACACAGTGGTGGCCAAGCCCCTGCGTCCCTATCATGATAAATCAGCTGGACCAACACTAAACGGTCGCCCCAGCAATCCTGATGGCAACTACGTGGTCGTAGATTCCAACAACGACAATAAACCTGCGTATCGTTATGCAGCCGCTGATATGTCAGATGCTATAACAGTGTTGCGTCAGTGGGAAGATGCCAATCCAGGAATAGAATGGTCTACTAGATACGATCCTGACCAAAGTCTCGGCCAACCCGGAGCCGCACAACAAGGCACAACAGTGGCAGGTCGCGACGAACCTGCACAGGCTACGGGTCAACAAGCGGCAGGCCGCAATTATGAAATTTATAGAGGCCTGGATCGCGATGACATAGTGGCGGCATTTGTTGCTGCCGATGACCAAGCGGCCATGGCGAGATTAGAACGATATCGTGCTGACCATCCTGGCGGCGAATACCGTGCTCAACGGGCTCCAGTGCCTGGTAGTACCATGGATCTACAACGTCAACGAGCAGCACAGGCATCACAAAATATCGATTACGAAATCTACAATAGAGAAACCGGCGAAGTTTTAGACACTGCACAACTACGCAACGACGACGAAGCCATGATTCGGTTGAATGATTATCGTGCTCACGGTCCGCATAGATTAAATCCCGAACAAGCACAAAGAATGTTTGGCATTCGTCGTGGACCTGGAGTGTCTAATGCTGAACGGGAACCAGTAGCCAATATTGATCTGTTCCCTGATATGGAAGCAGACTTAGCTCGTGCTCGTGCTGCCGATGCAGCGAGAGGTGGTATTGTTGACGTGGCAGGCGAACAGCCAGCACAGGGCAGTTTCACTGGAGAGTGGAAGGTTATTGATGCTAACGGCCAAGAACTATATCGCTTCTCAGGCGTGGGCAACAGCCAAGCAGATGCCAACAGAGTAGCCGCACAGTGGGCCCAACGCAACATGGTGCGTGACGAAGTTAGCGTCGTACCAGTGATGGGAGCAGCCTGATGAGAGCACATGAATTTGCTGATCAAGGTGCTGCTGGCATTATCTTGTATGCTGAAGACACAGGTCGTTATGGCCTACAACAACGCAGTGATAGTATCAACGACGGCGGTTTATGGGCAGCATGGGGCGGCGGCAGAGAGCCCGGCGAATCATTAGAACAATGTGCTAGACGTGAACTTGGTGAAGAGTCAGGATACACAGGTCCTATCAAACTAAAACGTTTGGCAGAGAATCCCCGGTATGTCACATTTATTGGTATTGTGCCGCACGAGTTTGAACCACGTCCAGATCCTGAATGGAAAGACTTTTGCTGGGTAGAAGCTGGAGACTGGCCCAGTCCTATGCACCCCGGTGTTGCGGCTGCATTGAAGAACATTCCTGTAAATGAAAACTTTGCAGATGGCAAGGTCAAGGGCAAGAGTCGCCCCGGACGTGTGAAACGTGCTGGCGCTAGCTGTGATGGAAGTGTTACATCTCTACGTGCCAAGGCTCGGAAGTATGGCGGCGAACGCGGCAAAATGTATCACTGGTGTGCCAACATGAAGGGCGGCAAGAAGAAATGAGAAACTTTATTAATCTAGTAGAAGCGGTTGAGCAAGGTTGCCCTCCTGCTACACAAAGCATTGAGCTTAACTTGAAGAATCGTCAGAAAGCCATTGATGAGTATCACTACGGACCACTCAACCCCAATGAACCTAACGAAGAATACTGGGCCGAATTGGCTGACAAATGGAATACAGACGACATTGAGTCAGTAAAACAAAATCGGTGTGGTAACTGTGCTGCCTTTGACATTTCAGAAGACATGTTGGACTGTATTGCTCGCGGTATTGGTTCAGAGCCAGGATCGGATCCCATGAGCACTATTGATGCTGGACACTTAGGTTATTGCAAATTTTTAAAATTCAAATGTGCGGCCAAACGTACCTGTGATGCTTGGGTTGAAGGAGGGCCTGTGAGGTGAAACAATATCAACCACGTCTCACAGAATCCGCTGCTCCAGGCTTTAACGTTTATCAAGCCAGAGTCAAAGTAAAGAACCCTGGCTACAATCAAAGTGTAGACACTGCTATATTTGCCAAAAATCCACAAATGGCTCGCATGCTATTGCAAGCACAGTTTGGTAAAGATGCAGTGATCACAAATATTACACAGATAGCATAACTCACTGATACATAAGTGCATGATTGATATCGTCACAGTTGTATTTCGAGATGAACTGCCTATTTTAAAACTCCAAGCTGAAAGTATTGGGCGCTATTGTAAAAACATCGGCGTTCGCAATATCTACGTGGTGTTAAACGACAGCGACGAGTTGTTGAGCCAAATTGATCCTGCTTGGTATGGCGACATGGCACCACACTTGTTGATCATTCCACGTACAGCATTCAGCACTTGGTATGTAGACAATGGTTGGGTCAGCCAACAAGTGCTAAAAATACTTGCAGCCAGCATGAGTTACAATACTTGGAGCATGGTGTTAGATGCTAAAACTATTTTTGTTCGTGATGTCAAACTGGAAGAAATACTAGATGAACAAGGTCGTGTGCGTACGGGCGCCATGTCAATCCCATCAGTATTTGAATCCAGCAGACAATTGGTCAACAAAGTATTTGATATAGAATTGCCTGAACAATTAGGCCCCGGCGGCGTTCCGTTTTTCTTTCACAACGACACAGTGCGTTACATGATAGCAGAAACTACGTTCAAAATAGATGCCAGTTTTCCACAATGGTTTCAACAGCAAGGAATGTTAACAGAGTTTTTGCTGTACTCTGGGTATGTGTACAGCAAACCCAAGATGTGGGATATGTTGTATTCAAGACAACGTGCTATATATCCTGTGAATATTTGTCACGGTGAACTTGCAAGTTTTGATAGAAAAATAAAAGAAATGTCTGGCCCCAACACACTTACTGTGAGCATACATCGTGGGGCTTGGGCACAGCTCACTAGGCCACAACAAGATCTCTATCGTGACTATTTGATCAAACATGATATATCAGGAGCGTTCTTTATATGAAGGCACTTTGCATGGTAGCACATCCTGATGATTGCGTAATCTTTGCCTATAGTTACATATACAATCGTCCCGACTTGGACTGGCAGATTTGTTATTTGACTTACTGTGAGTGGGAACCAAGAGCTAGAGAACTAAAAGAGTTTTGGAAGCGCAGAGATATAACGTGTATATTCTTGGGTTACACTGATGACTATAGAGATATTGAAAACAAAAAAATCAGTTTCAACGAAGAGCAGGCACGTAGAGAAATAGGTAATATCATACAACGATATGACATAGTATTGAGTCATGATCAAGAAGGTGACTACGGACATATACACCATGAATTTGTACATGATTGTGTAAAACATCATCCGCGCCTGATTACATTTGCTAAACCTGGTGAAGGTACAACTTACACAATACCTTCAGGTACATACAGCTTAGATGAGTTGCCCATGCATGGTGACATTGTCAAGGGCTTTCATACAACACAACACCAAAACAGTTACAAGGAAACAACATGAAATTAATGGTAGCAGGCTGCTCATTTTCAGCAGTATCACAAACCGCTCCGGGCACTAGTTGGAGTGAAGTATTGGCTGCAAGGCTAGGCTGGGATTTGGTTAATCTAGCACGCCAAGGCTGTAGCAACGGTGGTATTAGATTACAGATAGAAGAGATTCGACGCCAAAAGCCAGACTTTGCCATCATTGGTCCTACGTTTTGGGATCGCATGGAAATCCCTGCAACGGCTGCACCCTATGACTGGACCATCAAAGGCGGCGGTTGGAATCCTCCCTTGGAGCGCCACTTGCAAGACCGTCAGCGTAAAAACGGTTACAAGCGAGAAGATGGCATAGACAATGTCAACTATGGCAACAACAATTACAACATGATCTGCGAAACCATTTTTACCTTGGCAGAGAATTACGAACATCCTTATCGCTCGGGAAAGATTACCAAGCAAGCACAAAACGGTGTACGTGCTTGGATTGATTCAATTTACGACAACGAGTGGAAAAAGCAACAAGACGAGTGGATCATTCGTGAAGGCATACTGATGATGTATCTTGATGGCATAAAGTTTATTGTCACACCTAACTTGCTGTGGCCATTTGATCCCAACAAGCCCACTCAGTGGCGCGATGCGTTTCCGTCATTGATACCAGATCACTATATCTTGACTGACAGCATGGAAAGTCCCCAAGCCATATGCGGCAACAATCCGTTTGAAGGCGAAGACCCAGGATATCACAGTTCGGCTCGTGGGCAGGAAATCATTGCCAACAACTGGTACAATCGAATTACTGGTGCGTTTGGATTAGCGTAACCAATAGTAAGTGGGAGTGTTGGCCATCAACATTTCTTTGGCCTGCTGTTCTTGACGGCGCAACAAGGTGTGCATGTGATTGTGATTGTGATCTAACACTGGTTTGAGTTTTTGATACACCTTGACTGGGTCCTGTTGATTCAAGAACATCACTTGCTCAAAGGCTTTCTCAAATCGTTTCCAATCTCGATTGTAGATTGGATCAGTGTCATAGCTTTCATCTATCACACTGCCAAATGTTTCAAAGCCTAAATCACGCAGGTGCCCTAAAAATCCTGTATTTGCAAACATAACAAACACACGTTTGGCCCATAGTTGTTTCATGGTTTTTTCTGTAAAGAAAAACTTAGTGCCTGCACAGTTTGATTCTGCCACTATTGAATACCAAGTATTGCGATGTATTGCCACAGGATCAATAAAACTCACACGATTGTCTATCACTGGCGCTACTTCCCATTCAGGTCGTAGATGTGGACTCACATAAGGATGTTGTAACTCGACGTCGGGAAAAAAGTTTTTAAACTCTTTTGTTTGCGGATCAATAACCTCTCCAGGGAATACGTCTCGATAGGTAACAATGTTTTCATACAACAACTTTGACTTCGCCATGGCCAGCATAATGTAGTCACGATGCGGTTTGCGAGCCCCTAACAATGCATTGAATCGAAATGGCTTGTGAGTATAGTGAGTGTAATCTTCTGTGGTGTCAACAAATTTACGATTGTTCAAAAAGTATTTCAACCACCAACTACTGTAAAACATATTGGGCATGGTTTTTTGCACAGGGTCTGCCAAGGTGCCGTATGCAAAAATGTAGTTTTTAATGTTCTGTTGCTTTATCCAATTCTGTATATCTTCCCAATTATTATTTTCAGCCTCCATCAATAACACAAGATCAAACTGTGATAAATCAACTTTGACAATATCAGGATTTTCTGTCACGAGCCTACTTCCTGGCCAGGTTGCGGGATCGTTGAAAAACACATGCACAGCAGCAACCTTAAATGGTTGTTTTAGTACTCTGGTTAAATTTGTAGTGGGCTCAAATAAGTTAGGCTCGCCCCAATTCTGAGCAACACTGATAACTGATTGACAAGGATCAAAGATTGGATGTCGAAATCTCATTTGTTTTCCAGGGCACGAAGCACCATGTCTCGGTAACGATCAAAGTCCTTGACAGTGTATGTGTCCCAGTCAAACTGCATGCTGAGACTTAGGTCAGGGCAAGCATCGCACACAGCGTTGAATTGCTTGGGATCAAGATCTGCTAGTTTGTCCAAGCGGTCATATTCATATCTACGTTGTCCTTGATATGTGACATTACCGCGACGAGCGGCCCAATTGCCCACAAACTCGTATTCTGAAAACCACTTGATGTGTCCTTCAAAGTGCCATGGTGGATGTGCTGGCCATCCTGGTACAGGATCAATAATGGCATCCAACCAGTGCTTGCCAGGCCACTTTTGATCAAGGTGGCCACGCAGTGCCCGCCAGTCTGTTTTGCGCACTGGAACTAGTTCTGTTACAAAACAGTGCTTGGTAACTTTGTCTAAGCCTGTGATAGCTTCAAACACTCTGTTGTAGCTACCTTGTTCAGTGTCCAACAGCGCCATGAAATTCAGTGTGTCTGTTTCAGGATAGTAACACTGATATGGCTCGATCATAAAAGTATCTGGGTCCCACATCAGCATGACATCTTCGTCAATGAGATCCAAGTAACTTAATTTAATTGCCTGTTGGCGTAGCCAAAAGCCTCGATAGTCATCCTCAAACACCCAGTTATCAACTTCAGGATAACGTTCAAAGATAATGCTATCATTAATGTATTCAAACTTACTAGTATCAATGTTGTAAGCGTCAAACGCACGCCATAGTTCATCCCGGGGCACAGGACTACACACAATGGTTTTGTCTATGCCAATCAAGTTGTGGTCCCACTGCATACTAAAACAAGCATGCGGCACACGATACTTGGCTAAAAATAACAATCTTGCTACACTCATACTAACTCCTTAATTTGGTTTCGGTGCCATAGGCACATTAATCTAAAAGAACCTGGCCATAAATCCACAACTGACTCTGTTGGTTTGGGAAAATTCCACGGTGGTAAATGCCAGTTTATTTCAGCAAATGGAAACTGCAAAGGACTGTGTTCAAAGTCTTTGTTTTCACTTATGTTATCTATATGTGTCATCAGTATCCAAGGCACATTGCTCTGCAACCAGTTTTTTAACATTAATTTTTTGTTGTGATTGTTTAGATGTATGGCCACATCACGTAAAAATATCACGTCAACAGATGGGAACGGATCTACAACAACATTGTGTTGTATGATATTTAAATCAGGAAACTGTTGTTGTGCTAACCGTACCATGGCAACATTGTGATCTCCGGCACTGTACTCAACCATATCATGCATAGTAGGATATTGCCAGGCACAGTCATTGGCGCCAGCATCAAACATGCTTTTGATATTGTGTTTTTTAAATAGTTCAGGCAGTTGACTTCTCAAATACTCTGTGCCTTGAATACTACTGCTGCCTCGATTCTCCACAGGCGGTGCTGTAAATTGCTTATACATTATTTTCCACAACTGTTAACGCAGATGTAAAGTCTACCTTCTGCAATACTGGGTTTGTCCCAAGTTTGTTCTACACTATCAAACCAAGACAAGCACTGTTCCAAGGGATACTGTAGTGCATTGTTTTCTTTTATCAATGGAGCAACTTCAGTGTTGCCAGCATGATGCATCTGTTCTGGATAGAATCCCAAGTAACAACAAGGATACACTGATCCATCTGCGGCTATGTATATTTCTCGATTGCGTTTGTGTATGCAATTTAAGTCTAGTTCAGCACGATCCTTTTCCAAGGTAATCTTTTTTGCGTCGTACCATGTGATGTGACTTTGTAACAAGCCGTTGACATCGGGAATAATGTGTGCTGGTCTAGGGTCTGTGCCAATTTGATGACTGAACTCTCCGGTGCGAGTAAACACTGGCGTAGAGCTACGACCATCATAGATGTTTTCAAATCCTGCAAATCCCATGCTGGTGGCCAAATCTCTACATTGTTGTTCTTGGTGGCGGTTATGATCAAAAGGCACAAAGCGCCATATGGCTCGCCCACCAGCATCTATTAGAGCTTGTGCATTGCGAATTATTTTGTGCCAGTCTGTGTCTTGGCGGTACAGGTGATGCGTGTCGGCTAAACCATCTAAGGCAAAGCCCACTTCAACATTGGGCAAGGCCAGTCTAGCCCACCAGTCAGGAGTACGCAAACTACCATTGGTGTTGATCTTTACATGCACACCATTTTGTACCAAATACTCCACGCATTCCACAGCATCTCGAGCGCTGGCAAAGTCTCCTAGGTTCCCGTTGAACTGCACCCCTTGAAATGCATAGCGTATTGGAATCCTGCCGTTGATGGGTGGATCAGGCTGCATGATACTGGCCAACACATCAAGTGGCAGAATCTTCTTGAAATCTTCAACTGACAGCTCGCACAAAGGGTATCCTGAATTGTAATCAAGCCCTCGATAGTTGCGCATACACATAGGACAACGTGCATTGCACCGTGTGGTCAATTCCACATGCACACGGCGTATTTCTGAAAGTTTAAGCATGCAGATATTTATAGGCGTACATTTTGCTAAATACAATATGCAACCTGAATTCGTTATTGTCAAGGCAGATGTGTATATGAAGTGGGGAGATCACCCACCTAGATATCGTTGCTATATCGGTAACGAGCTGTTTACTGAGCGCACATGGATTTGGCGTGATGTTTATCTTGAAGAACAGTTTCAAATTCAAGCACCACCCGGCAAATACCCTTTGCGTGTGGAACTTGTGGACAGCGAACACGGCAGTCTCAAAGTTAGAAACTTGCGAGTAGATACAGGCCCAGCAATAATATCCAAAGACGGATTCATTCAAATATATACACCGGAGAGACACAATGAAGGTTAACGAAATCATGGAAAACGCTTCAGCAGGCGGCACAAGTGCTGGTGGGGTAGCTCCAGTTTCCATGGCCATGGGTACTGTTTCAAGAAATGGCGGAAGCCTGCTTTCTGGTAAATACACAACGGATCCAACACCCAATACTCCGAAAGAATATAAAAGGAATAAAAATGTTAGCGGACGCTTTAAAAACTCTCCTGGCAACTGAAGAGGCTTTTGCCCTTAAAGCCAAACAGTTCCACTGGAACGTAGAAGGCCCAGACTTTGGCCAGCTTCACGCTTTCTTTGACAGTATTCATGATGATGTTTATGGTGCTACAGATCCCACAGCAGAATACATCCGTGCCTTGGGCGATTATGCCCCGGGTAGTTTTGAGCGTTTTCAAGAGCTCACACAAATTCAAGGGCAAACAAAGATTCCTCGTGCCCGACTCATGCTAGAAGAACTCTTGGCCAACAATGGTCAAATGCTTGATCTTCTCAACAAAACTTTCCAAGTAGCAACTGAAGAAAACCAGCAAGGTATTGCTAACTTCATTGCTGAACGCATCGATGCCCATCAGAAACATGGCTGGATGCTGAGAAGTTACCTGAAAGAGCAGCGAGCATGAGTGACGACATCAGAAGTATACTAGAGCGCCTGGCACTAGTTGAAGGTAAGACTGTTCCAGTCAGTCCCAAGGGTAGTATGACCAAGCAACAAGAGCGTGTGCCTCAGTTGCCGGCCTTGTTCAAACCCAAAGACATCAGCCCAACATTGGCCAAGAAGCCTTATCAAAAGCACCCAATGGATGGTTACATGGTTGGCGAAACAGCTCTTGCTGAAGCCATGCAAGAAGTTGAAGAAGATATGTTGAGCAAAGTCAAAGGTCGCTTTGCAGACTATCTTGAAACGCTGGAAAAGAAAAACAAAATTGATCAGCATCTAATACGTAAGGCCAAGGCTGAATTAAATATTGACGATGACCCTGAAACAGAAGGCGTAGACGAAGATGACGCCACATGGGATTCAGATGTTGCTCCAATTTCAGGACCCAGCGACGCTGCTGATACTGAAGTTGCTCATGGTGTTGAAGATCAATTGGCAGCAAAAGTATCACAACCTGCTGCCCCTGTCAGTGAATCACCAGTTAAAACATATACCATGGAAGATGGTACATGTTTGGAATGCTGGGGTGATGATGACCGTGGGTATGAAATAAGACACAATGGCCGCAGCTTGCCTAACAAGTTCAACAAGGTTGATCATGCAGACATGGCTGTAAAAATTTATCAGAACCGTCGACGCCAGGCTCTGAATCAAGATTATATAGAAGAGAAGTAATTATGATCATCGACCAACTATTTGAAGATAATAAAAAGAAAAACCTAAACGAGATTGATCCTCGTAACTATGATAGCGATGAAGATTACTACAATGATTTGCATGGCGACCATGGTGATGACGACGACGTTGATTTTCCTGACGATGATGACTTCAGTGACGCAGGCAATGACGAGTCTTATTACGAAAAATATGTTCGTACCAAGAACTTAGAAGAAGAACAACTAGATGAGTTGACTTGGAAAGACATCCAACGCGGTGCCAAGAAAATTGGCAAAGGCGCACAGAAGTTCACTAAAAACGTAGCTGATACTGGTGCCGCAATTGGCGGTGCTGCTCGTGATGTTGGTGGTGCCATCAAACAAGTTGGTAAGACAGCAATTGCTGATCCTGTAGCCGCAACATACAACGCTACCAAATCAGGACTAAACAAAGCTGCCAATGTTGCAGCCAATACCTATGGTGATGTCAAGACCGGTGTTCAAAAAGTTGGTGCCGCTGGGAAAGCAGTTGGCACTGATATTGGTGATGCTGGAACTGCTGTTGGCAAAGGTTTGCAATCTGTAGGCCGTGGTGTTGCTAACGTTGCTGGCGGTGTTGGCCAAGGTGTAGGTGCCACAGTTGGTGGTGCTACAACTGGATTGGGACGAGCCACAGCAAAAGGGTTTAACACTGGTGTAAAGAATGTAGGCGGCAATGCAATTGATCGTTTGCAAACCAACATATTCAAACAAAAGTCAGACCCTGTTGAACTTAAAAAACAAATTGACATGAAAAAAGCAGAGATTCAAGATCTTGAAGATCAATTGGCCAAGGCCGAACCTGCTCCCAAAGTGTTTAGCAAACGTGTTCCTACCACAGCTATCAATCCAGCCACCGGACAACGTTATACCTACGCTGAATTAAACAAACAGGCAACTGCGGCAGCTCAACCTGCACCAGCAGCTACAACTCCAGCGACTTCGACTCCAGCACCTGGTATGCCAAGCAAGATAACATATAATCTGCCTAAACCAGCTGCGAAACCAGCAACACCAAACTTTGCACGAACTGGTTTCAGTGGTTATACAACTGCACCAGCTGCGCCCAAGGCACCTGCTGCACCCAAGGCACCAGCCGCTCCAAGCCTGGGCCAAACATGGACAGCACCAACCGAAAAGCCACTGTCTACAAACGAATATATAAAGCGTATCGGTGCAACACCAATGCCTGAATCCGTTATGACCGAAACACTTGAAGAAGTCAATCGCATGCTGGCTCGTGTAGAAACCAAAGAAGATGTACAACAGATCAAGAATTACGTTGATCGTCAATTCACACGCAATGGTTTGGTAAGCGAGGCTGCATTTGATCAACGCAATCACATTATTGAGCAAGTGACACAAATTGGCGCCAAGCGTCGAAGAGCACATGCCCGCAAGGGCTGACCCAACACACCTTAGGACCGTTACCGTTTACGGTGTGTGGGCTTTCCGTTGAGCCTGTAACAAGCAATTCGCTACTGCAAGTTACGAATCAACGGACCTTTTATGGGTGTAAGTTTTTCCCTTGTTCCACGGCATTCTTCCTTTGAGTGCAACAGATAGTTTCTTCTTTTGCTCTTCGGAAATTGTCTTTCCTTTGTTTATCGATACGCCTTTCTTAGCTTCGGAAATTTTTCTCTTTGTCTCCTCGGACATTGGGCGTTTACCGTATGAATTACCTAGCATTGCCGCAGACTTATTTCTTCTAAGAATCTCATACGTCCTCGAACTGATTTTATAACGTCGCTGGGTTGAACTTTTGACAGTCATTTGAAATGCTGCATTGTGCATTTTAATTTTGGCAGAATTCTCATATACCATTTTGGTTAGTAACCGATGACAAATAAAATGTTCCTTTGGCGTTAGTTTAACTAAGTTGATGTTGGAATTGCTTCCGCCTAGTGATTTGGGGATGATGTGATGTTTTTCGGTGTAATCTGTTGGAATAGACCTTGACACAGCGGCATTAATAATATTATAATACCAGCGTGTATACTTGTTATCAATAAATATCATGCTGATTGCTCCTTGTAGCATTAGAGCTGGTGGATGTTGGTAGCATCGCGACCGGCATTTTTATTTATATTAAAGGAAAAATATGACAGCAAAGACATTCAACGGCGACCAAAAGATCAAACTCACTCAGATGATCAATGAGGGTATGGCCGTTCTCCACGAGATCGAAACCCTCAATGGTGGCTTGACTGATACTATCAAAGCAGTGGCTGAGGAATTGGAAATCAAACCAGCTGTGTTGAAGAAGGCTATCAAGTTAGCACACAAAGCAGAGTTTGGCAAAGAAAAACAAAATCACGAATTGCTTGAAACAATTCTCGAGACTGTTGGCAAAACACTATAAATATCTGTTCAGCAGACGAGTCGTTCCCGTAAGGAACATGAATCACGGCTTACCGGCCACAAACGGAGTTAAATGAGTTACATAGACGCACTTTTTGATCGTGAACACGATCGCATTCATGTTGTAGAACGCCGCGGCGGTGTTCGCAAATATCAAGAATACCCAGCAAACTACATCTTCTATTACGATGACCCTAGAGGCAAGTTTCGTAGTATCTACGGCACACCCGTATCAAGATTTTCTACACGCAATAACAAAGAGTTCCGCAAAGAAGTCCGCATTCAAAGCGGTAAGCAACTTTATGAATCAGATATCAATCCTATCTTTCGTTGCTTAGAAGAAAACTACAAAGACGTTGACGCACCAGAACTACACACAGCGTTTTTTGACATTGAAGTTGACTTTGATAAAGAACGTGGCTTCTCACCTGTAGAAGATCCATTCAATCCCATCACTGCGATCTCTGTGTATCTTGATTGGCTGGACCAATTGGTTACTTTGGCTGTGCCTCCCAAAGGCCTAAGTTGGGAAACAGCACAGGAGTTGGTTGCTGAGTTTGAAAACACAATCCTGTTTGACAACGAAGCAGACATGATCAAGACGTTTCTTGATCTCATTGACGACGCAGACATATTGACAGGTTGGAACAGTGAAGGCTATGATATTCCCTACACTATCAACAGATGTACTCGCGTCTTGAGCAAGGATGACACACGCAAATTTTGCTTGTGGGGACAACTGCCCAAGAAGCGCATGTTTGAACGCTTTGGTGCTGAGAATGAAACATATGACTTGATTGGTCGTGTGCATATGGACTATATGCAACTGTATCGCAAGTACACGTATGAAGAACGTCATAGCTATAGTTTGGATGCTATTTCTGAGCATGAACTGGGCGAGCGCAAGACACAGTTTGAAGGCACATTGGATCAGTTATACAATCAACACTTTGGTACGTTTATTCGATACAACCGCCAAGATACCATGCTGATTGCTCGACTTGACAAGAAGTTACGTTTCTTGGATCTAGCAAATGAACTGGCACATGCTAATACTGTGTTGCTACAAACCACAATGGGTGCTGTGGCTGTGACTGAACAGGCCATTATCAATGAAGCACATGAACGTGGCATGGTTGTTCCCAATCGTAAACAGCGACTCAGTGATGAAAACACACAGGCCGCCGGTGCTTATGTTGCCTATCCCAAGAAAGGCTTGCATGAATGGATTGGAAGTGTTGACATTAACTCACTGTATCCATCGGCTATTCGTGCCATGAACATGGGACCAGAAACTGTGGTAGGACAACTGCGACAAGTAATGACTGACCAGTATATTGAAGACAAGATGGCCAAGAACGGTGGCAAGTTTGCTGACGCATGGGAAGGATTGTTTGCATCACTAGAATACACTGCTGTGATGGAACAACAACGTGGTACAGAAATTATCATTGACTGGGAGAACGAACCAGCAACCAAACATTCGGCTGCTGAAGTTTGGACTATGATCTTTGATAGCAATCAACCTTGGATCTTAACTGCCAACGGCACTATTCTTAGTTTTGAGAAGAAGGGTATTATTCCTGGATTGTTGGAACGTTGGTACAGTGAGCGCAAGGAACTGCAAGCCAAGAAAAAGGAAGCAACTGATGCCAAAGACATTGCGTTCTGGGACAAGCGACAACTGGTTAAAAAGATTAACCTCAACAGTTTGTACGGCGCTATTCTTAACCCGGGCTGTAGATTCTTTGACAAGCGTATTGGCCAATCAACGACTCTTACTGGTCGAACTATCGCCAAACACATGGACGCCTATCTTAACGAATGCATCACTGGCGAATACGATCATGTCGGGAAAGCTGTCATCTATGGAGATACTGATTCGTGCTACTTCTCCGCATGGCCTGTCCTTAAAACCGAAGTTGAAGAAGGACGCATGGAGTGGAACAAGGAAACTTGTATTGCGTTGTATGACAGCCTTGCTGACCAAGTCAACGCAAGTTTCCCTGCATTCATGGAACAGGCATTTCACTGCCCCCGAGACATGGGATCACTGATCAAGTGTGGTCGTGAAACTGTGGCAGATCGTGGCTTGTTTATCACAAAGAAACGTTATGCTGTCAACGCTATTGACATTGAAGGCAAGCGACTGGATGTAGAAGGCAAGATTGGCAAAACCAAAGCCACTGGCTTGGACTTGAAGCGCAGTGATACACCCAAGGTTATTCAAGACTTCTTGTTGGAAATTCTAAATAAAGTGCTGGCTGGTGCCGAACGAGAAGAGATTGTAGAGCGTATTCGTGAGTTCAAGTATGAGTTCATGGAGCGGCCAGGTTGGGAGAAAGGAAGTCCCAAGCGTGTGAACAACTTGACCAAGTATGGTGCCGCAGAAGCTGCACAAGGCAAAGCCAACATGCCTGGACACGTTAGAGCAGCTTTGAATTGGAATCAGTTACGCAAGATGAACAGTGACAACTATTCGATGGCCATTGTTGATGGTATGAAAACTATTGTGTGCAAACTCAGATCAAATGCCCTGGGTTGGACATCAATTGGTTATCCCACTGATGAACAACGATTGCCCAAGTGGTTTACAGAACTGCCGTTTGACAATGATGCCATGGAAGCCACTGTGGTGGACAAAAAAGTTGATAACTTATTGAGTGTGTTGAACTGGGATCTTGCATCTGCTACCAACACAGAAAATACATTTACCAGTTTGTTTGAGTTTGAATGAAACTAAGTGAAATCGTTGCCTATATAAACTTGTTAGACACACTCAGTGCTGATGCAGAAATAGCTGAGGCTGTGCGTTGTCTTGACAGTATCTTGCATGTGGTATTTCATCACGAAATCCAAATGGGCAATCATGGTAAAAATTTACTAGAAAACTTTGAAAGCATCAATTCAGGCATACACAACTTCATTGGCACATTGAACAGTCTCAAGCACACTTTGAATGTCAAACGAGAGGAACTGGAGCCCGAATACTTGCGCGAAAGTCAACGATGGTTTGATCATGAACAACCGTTTGAAACCAATGAGTATATTCTAAATCGTAGATTGGGCATCGATGACGATAGTAATATTACACTTCGCGCTCGCTTGCGCAATCTAAGCGACTGGCATTGCCCAGGCATGATCATACGTCCCGGACTTGAAAACTTTATTGAGGATTTGGTGCCGCTGGATCCATTGTACCTGGTAGACACTCATGAAGAATTACTAAAGCCCAGCGTATCGCAATTCACCATGGAATACCAACGCAGGCTCAGAGAGTATATTATTGATGACCGCGGCCGGTATCCAATTTTTTGGCAGTTACCCACAAACCAATTTGGTTTTGTGTTTGCCTACAACTATTTTAACTATCGCCCTATGAAAGTGATTCAACAGTATTTGACAGAACTGTATGACAAGCTGAGACCCGGCGGTACGTTGATTATGACCTACAACAACTGCGACCGTGCGCAAGGTGTAGGCTTGAGTGAACGGCACTTTATGTGCTACACCCCACGGAGAATGATTGTTCAACATGCAGAGTCTGCGGGCTTTGAATTGGAACAGTCGTATGATGCACCTGGTGACCTTAGTTGGCTCGAATTGCGTAAACCTGGAGAAATAACCAGCATGCGTGGCGGACAAACCTTGGCCAAAATCATTGTGCAATCTAAATAAAACCTATATACTAACACACAAGGAGAACTTTAATGAGAGATTGTCTATTAGACTTGGTAGAGCATACTTTTGATCTTGGCTGCATTGACTTGATTAAGATTGTTGGCGACACTAACGAAACAAAAATTGAAGGTCTTGCAGAAGACCTAAGCGTGGTTATCAAAGGCCACTACCATAACCCAGTTGCAGACTTTGTGGGCACATTTGGTATGCCTAACTTGAGCAAACTTAAAACTTTGCTGAATTTACAAGAGTACAAAGAAAACGCCACACTTGCTATCACACGTGGTGGCAGTGGTGAACCCGATGGCATCAGCTTTGAAAACCAAGCCGGTGACTTTAAGAACAGCTATCGCTTTATGTCCAGCGGTGTTGTTACTGAAAAGCTCAAGCCCAGCAAGTTTAAGACTCCTACATGGCACATTGAGTTTGAACCAACCAACGCTGCTATTCAGCGACTGAAGTGGCAAATGGCTGCAAACGTTGAAGAGCCAAATTTTCAAGCCAAGACAGAAAACGGTGACTTGAAGTTTTTCTTTGGTGACCACTCCACACACGCAGGTAACTTTGTGTTTCATCCTGGTGTTAGTGGGCAATTGAAACGTGCATGGGCCTGGCCAGCAAAACAGTTTGCCAGCATCATGGATTTGACTGGCGACAAAGTCATTCGCATTAGTGATGATGGCGCGGCACAGATCACAGTGGATTCAGGCATGGCTGTTTATAATTACATCTTGCCAGCGCAGTCTAAATAATGATAGAGACACACAAAAGAACTGTGGTGCGAATGATAACATATCGCATCACTGCTTGGTTGTTTACAATCCTGTGGACATATATGTTCACAGGAGATATCGGTAGTGCCACTGGCTTTGCCACAGCACTGCATATTCTTTTAAGCATTGACTATTACATACATGAACGAATCTGGCTTAGAATCAAGTGGGGCAGAATTGACACAAGATAATTTAACTGCCAAGCAGAACGACTACGCTGTGTTTCTTCCGGCCATCAGCGGGTTCTATGCTACATTTATAGGTAGACAACGAAATGAACAGTACGTGGATCCAGCGAGATTCCCTCAGGGTCTTACGGATATGGAGCAACTTAACTGGCTTAATTCCAACAAGGCTTTATTCCCGTATCGTTGGAGCCTCTATTCCGGAGGACATGCTAATCTCGATCTTGCAAAGCAAGATTGGTCGGAGGACATGGTCCGAACGCGAGAACCTGGCACATTTGTTCTCGGAGACTCGGGCGGTTTCCAGATTGCTAAAGGCTTGTGGGAGGGCGATTGGAAGGCCAACTCTGGTTGTCCTCGAGCTCAAAAGAAACGAGAACTAGTTCTTAATTGGTTAGACAATGTTGCTGACTATGGTATGATTCTTGATATTCCAACTTGGGTTATCCACAGCAAAGAAGCCAGCAAAGCCTGCGGCATTAGAACATTGCAAGAAGCAGTGGATGCCACAAAGTTCAACAACGAGTATTTCATGAAACACCGCAAAGGTGTTGCCAATGGTGGAGCCAAGTTCTTGAATGTGTTGCAAGGCGACAATCACACTTCGGCAGAAGATTGGTACCAGATCATGAAAGAGTATTGTGATCCTGTGAAGTATCCAGACACTCACTTCAACGGTTGGTCCATGGGTGGACAAAACATGTGTGACGTTCACTTGGTGCTAAAGCGCCTAGTGGCCTTGCGTTATGACAACTTGTTACAAGAGGGCAAGCATGATTGGATGCACTTCTTGGGCACAAGTAAATTAGAGTGGGCTGTGTTGCTCACTGTTATTCAACGAGCTGTGAGAAAATATGTCAACCCTGCTTTTACTATTAGTTTTGATTGCGCTAGTCCATTCCTTGCAACGGCGAAC